TGCATTTTCAACTTGAATCATGATTTGTGCCAAAATTGCTGGCAAGTTTTGTGCGGTAATTTGCTGGTCTTTTACGATGCTGTAAACAGCTTGAACTAGGTCATCCATTTGAGAAGCCATTGTTGATTATTATACTAGTAACAAAGAAAATCGCCGCGAAAAATATTATTTTCTTTGTTGACTACTATAAACAGATAAACGAATGAATCACTTCACAAATAATCCTAATGATGATCCTGGTGATACATTTGATGACCTCAAATGGGACTTGCCGACAACTTCACTAGTGCATATGTATAATGACAACTACGACTATAAGGTTCGAAGCCGAAGCAGCCTTGCGAAATTGGTCTATACAAGACATGAAATTACTAGACTCTGCAAACAATTGGAGAAAGACCTCAACAAAGTTGCTTCACAAGATCTATTAAACAAAATTTATCTATTTCTGTCGATTCACCTTGATGGAAATTACCTGCTTGGTGAAATACCGGCGGGAACCCTTTTTCATGGTATTAATTTGCCTAGAGGACGTCATCTTGGTCCATATGTTCATATAGGTCCTGACAAAAATCTACGTGCGGCCTATCGTGATATTCTTTTGACAATTGAACCTCAAACCGACAAATTTCGTGACTTACTAATTCATGAACTGGCACATACTGGGTGCAATCATGTCCGATGGCGTCCCGATGATCACGGTCCAGATTTCCAACAATTTGAATCTCTATTGAAAAACGTGTCTCGAAAAATTAACTTTTTGGGCGATTACAAAAATATAAATTAATGTCGCTAATTATAAGATACTATAAAACCAATTATAACAAAATGTCCGATGATGTCTCATCTGATGTCCAAGAGACTGAATTGGTTCAAAGACCTGGAAGAAGACCATATGATCCAAATGAAATAAGAATGCCGCTTCATGAAGAACCGAAACTTCCTCCTCCAACTTATCGCTCTATTCAACAAGCAATTAATATTGGCCCTGATAGAACCGCCGATCCTAACAGACTTGAAGCATATATTCATCGTCTTAAAAGTAAAGAAGGGTTCCTCGAAATACCAATAAATGATATTTACTCAGTGCCTCGAGGTGCACGTGTTGCATATCTTACTACTGATTACAAATGGAGATCTGGAGGCTTCTTAGTGGATGTTAAAAATTCAAATACATTGTATGGTACTGATGCTCGTTTAAGTGAATATAAAATATATTTTGCATATAGGGCCTTCAGTCGAGCACTTTTTCATGTTCAGGAAGATGATGTCGCAAGATTGTTTGTAAAGGCACGCAAAGCACCAAAAGCAACCGCAGCAAAGGTACTTGAAAAAGTTATTTTGCCAAGACCACGCGACAGAACACGATTCCCAATTACTGCAATGGATCGCAAAGGTTCTGTCGTAATTATTAAATATTTTAAGGACGATGCAGCGAGAAAGCGTTTTTTATCAAGTCAAAAATATGATAAAATTATGTCGAATGGCTTTCTGTTTGAAGATGAGGTCCCTGGTGGAACTGGTAAGAACAAGTTTGGAAGCGTTAGCGGCGGTGATACTGATGATGGTATTTCAGAAGATGGTTCATCAGTGACATCGTCGGTGACATCGCTTGGTCATGGCTCGGGTATCATTAGAACAATAAATTTGAGAGATAGAGCAATACATTTGAGAGATGACGATTCAGATACCATTACGGATACGATGACTGATTTTTCTGATTCTTCATCAATATTTGAAGATTATGGTATTGAGGATGATATTGGTGATTTTGGTCTTGGCGAATATGGACTTGAATACGGTTTGGAGACTATTTCAGAAGCATCGGAAGAAGAATCAGATTAGTGCGCATACATGAGTCTTGGTTTAACAATGTCGTAGCGAATTGGAACGGTGTAAGTTTCTGTGCGGAAATATGACGGCCAATTATCGGGTGCTTTGTCAAGAGTTACTTCATAATCTTCTTCAAGTTTCTCTTGAAGTTCTGGACTAAGAATCTTGTCAAGATCAATCTTGTTTTTGTCAAGATCAATAATCATGATAAGATAGCCTCGACGAAGAACTCCAGGTCGTGTGATAAGTTCTTCTTTAGTAGATAATTCGGCATTTACAGTGTGGCCTACAGAATATATCTCTGGTCTGCTATATTTTTCAGGTTTTCTACAACGATATTGCCCAGTAAATCGATCATGTGCTTCATGAACCATCCTACCAGACAGATTGTCCATTTTATAATAAATCATTGTTGTTTCATCTCGATTTTTGATAACCGGTTCATCAAGTGCTCTTTCAAAGCCATTAGAATCCACAAGAAAAAGTCCAGAACCAGGCTGGGCATATTTGCTAATAATTGGCAGCGCTTGCTGTACAGTCATAGTTCGGAGCACCGCCAGGTCATCGGCATCAACTGGTACCAAGCAAGTCTTGATAATTGGATGACAAACAAAAACGGACATTTTCGATTTTTTGTTTGGTTTAAATTTTGCAAGGCCTTTGTGCAGTGTAAAATATTTTGTAATCACGAATGACTACTTATATTTATAATGAGTAATTAAGCCATGTTCCACATATCATATTGTACAGTCACCAATGATTCACCATCATCCGCACATCGCTTGATCTTGAATAATGTTCCGATAGGGAGCCACTTTACACGAACACGATTCTTAAAATGTTCTACATTTCCATATGAACCGATGCGAATTCCGCGATAATTTTGACCAAAATGATCTTGGATATACTTTGTAATTTCTTCATCATCACGATTTTCAAGAACCATCGTGATGATTGTTGGGTCATATCGAAATTCATCTACATGAGTATGATAGCTATCAGTGAGCAATAGTGCAACACGGTTGTCCTTGACAAGCTTACTGGTGCCATCATTGGCAATTGGTCTATATTTTGCTTCAACAGTGGTCGTTACTTTATATCCTGTTTGTGCTTCATAATCTCTGGCGAATTCATATTCTTCGATGTCTGACATTTTTGATGTTTATTTTGATTTTTTGCTTGGATGAATTAGAGTTCTCGAATTTTTGTGAATTAATTTCCATGAAACTACTTATTACGACAGCCATGTTTAGTCCAAGTGCATTGTTTAGTATTATGACAGCGTCTCATTTTGAACTTGTTACAATTTACTGTTGATGGTTTTGTCAGAATGCTCTTTAGTTTCAAATTCGGAGAACCCTTGTATTTGAATCCCTTGAGAGAACCGCGCGTGGCAATACTGATAAGTAGATCTGCCAATTGTTGCGGGCTCCAATTTGGAAACAATTGGAACAGAATACAAATTACTCCCGTAACATGTGGTGTTGACATCGAAGTTCCACTAAGAACCAATGGCGCACCAAAATTTGCCATGCTCAATATCAGTTCACCTGGTGCAAAAATATCAACACAGGTGCCTTCATTGCTAAACGAGCAAATACCACCGGTAATATTATAGCATCCAACAGTAATTGCCGGTTTCGACGATGACGGGCTAAATCCGCACGAATTAAGGCCGTCATTTCCTGCAGCAACGATTACAACAAACCCGGCATCAAACGCAGCCTTGATTGCATTGTTAACAATTTGATTAAAGCCTCCTCCTGATGAAATGTTAATGATGCCCTTTGTTTTGCCGGTATTGTTCTTGGTATTGTTCTTGGTAGCATTTTCAGCGTCCGCAATAATCCAATAGAGCCCCTTGAGAAAATTCGAGATAACGGTGCCTCCTTCACATGGGTAAATACGCACGGGAACAATCGTGACATTCTTGGCAACACCATAAGTTGTTGACGCAATAGTATTTGCGACATGAGAACCGTGACCATTACAATCAACCGTACTTGAATCACCATTAACGAAGGATACTCCTGGTTTTAGACGACCTACAAGTTCATCTCCCGTTGGATCATATCCAGAATCGAGAACATATACAGTGATGTTATTGGCCAAGAAGTTGTAGTTATAAGTGCCATCCAACTGTCCATCCAATGAATCGAGTCCCCAGAGATATTTATTTGTAATGTGTTCAGAGTAATTTGACACAATATCGGGATAAATAGTCTCCGACATGTAATCGGAAACACGATCTAGTGGCACCGCCAGGGTACTTGGCTGTGGTACTAGAACGTCATCTTCAACAAGAAGAACATTTGGATTTTTAAGAAAATCGATTCGAGCTTGTTCACAATCGATACATTGATAGGTTTGAACGAAAACACTGCTGAATGCAGTGTTGCGAACAGCAATAAGATCAGAACCAGAAATTAGCACTCTAGATTCAATGATGAGATTTGCGGTTACAATTTGTGCCACGAGGGCCGCTAGGATCATTAAAATTGTAATTGCAAACATTTTAGTGATATTTTGATTCAGAGTATCTGTGAATTCGGCGCGGATTTTTTTGTTTTTCTTGTTCCATGCACAAATAATTATCAACGCTATGTGCTCTTTGTGAATTAGCATATGATGAATTCAGCGAAAGTTATTGAGCAGGACTCTGCGAAGACACTTGTGGCCGAGCAGGTCTCTGCGAAGATTCTCGAGCAGGACTCTGAAAAAGTTGTCGATCAAGTCCCGATTGCGAAAGAAGATTGTTCCTGCCACGAAAATCCAGAAGAGACTTTCGAATTTATTGAAGAGGAAGAATTACAAACCGAACAAGAAGAGCAAGAAGACAAAGAAAAACACATAAAATTATTGACCGAAGTCGAGAATGCCGAACGTGAAATTGATCGTCTTCGAAAACTCTTAACTGAACCTGGAGTTAACTTTCAAGAAACTGTTGGAAGACTTGAATGTGCAATTAATATGGAACGATATGCGAGAGAAGTTTTTAAAAAGTTTGATAGAGAATATATTTTAAGACGAGGTCATAAAGAAAGTGTTAAACGAAAACGGGCCCTGGCTGCTGCGGGTCACGAGTTTTATGGCAATGTTTATACAAGGTGTGATGACAAAACCAACTGCGCATAAAACACGAAAAACTTTTCTTTAAACAGAAAAATGTCAGAACGTCTTAAGTTGCTGGACCAAGTTAATGATGCTGAACGCGAAGTTGATCATATTCGAAAATATTTAATGGAACCAGGAGCAGATTTTCAAGAGTCTGTTAATAGACTAGAACATGCTATTTCGGCAGAACGCTATGCGAAACAAAAACTTCAGGAGTTTGATTTGGCAATTGAGAAAGAAAAAGAAAAGAAACAGTCATATTTGTCATCATTTTTTTCGTGGTTACTTCGTCCGAGTGACGGTCCTTTCTTGCAGCTATATTACCCTTATATGATTATGATGCCTATTAAGAATCGACACTAAAATCAGTAATGCGACAGACTTCGAGATAAACGCCAGGACCTTCGAGATAAATTACAATAGTCTTAACTAGTCCATCGTAAATCATTTCATCCATTAGTCCATAATCATTGTCATATGAATTCGCAATAACTTCGTGTAGTAGTGCAAACATAAAATCAACCGGACCAATAAAATCTTTGTCAAGACTCTTTATGTTTTCGACACACGCACTATAGTGCTCTTTTATTTCTTGATAACGATTTCTGTATGTTCGAATGACACTATCATCTGCAAAATACTTGCAAACGAACGCATGATCAGTATCCTCGTCATATGCATCAACAACAGTATCTCGTTTGACAGCATTTGCAAGATTTTGTTCAAGGTATTCTATTTGACCACTGAACGCATTTGTGTACAAAAACTGATTTGCTTCAACATCAAACAAGTACGTTTTTTGGTGTTCAAGCATGCATGAATCATCTTTGTCCAAGGGTTTAAATTCTAGAGAAACTTTCATTTTGTTGTTGTTTTTGTTATTCTTGTCATTTTAAGTTTCATCATTCGACCGATAATTTTTTTGTTTTGATTCTTCACAGGTCTCTGCGAAAAATTTTCTTAGTTATTTGCAAATGATTGCCCAAACCATCAAAGGTTCTTATGATATTGTCGACAGCACTGCTATGCCTGCCGATACTAAAAACGCACTTGTAATTGCTATCCCGTTCGTTGTTCTAGTTCTATGGGTCCTCTTCATGGCTGTTTTTGGAACCATGCTCTGGAATCGATGCCTCGTTCCCGCCGTTTCGGTTGTTCGCCCAGTGACCCGCATGCAATTCCTCGGAATTGCGATTATGATGGCTCTGATGGCCTTGTAAACAATAACGGACCGGCCTTCGCATACTCCTTCGAAGTATATCCGAATATATCTGTGAGCGCACTATTAGCGCCATATAACTGCAATAATTCGATGAGTCTTGTATTGTTGATATAACATGCGTACATCAATGGTGTTGTACCCACGTTGTTGATAATTTCATTCACATTATTCTTGTTCAAAATTTTAGTCAGAACCGATAAATCGGTATCGTGAATTGATTTAGCAATTTCATTCTTAAGTGTCTCTTCTGTAATATACGCCCTTGTATGATTAATCAAATCTTGTATCGTCTTGGAATACTCAATCGAATCACTGTCGTCTGCATTCATTGTTGCAGAATATTCGCCGGTCATTTCAACAAGATTTTGCGCCTTTTCCTCCATAGTCATCGGTCCCCATTTTCTGAAAAAGTCTACATAAAATGTCTTGAAGGCTTCTTGACTCTTTGCTGCTTTAGAGTTTTTGCGTGGCTTTTTGGTACTTGTCATTGTAGTTTTCAAAAGCTTCAAAAGTTCTTCTTCATATGTTTCCGGCTTCTTGATTGTGAAGTCAACAAGCAAGAGTTCCATCTTTTTATTCTTACGGAAAATTTTAAGAGTCACGAATGGCTCTTCGGAATTTGGTGCATGCATACGACATGGTTCAAGTGCATCAAGAATTGCCTGAAGACACATTGAAATTCTTTTTGATTCAGCAGCATTTAACTGTGACAAATAATCGTTGCCTGAGTTGTTCGAGCTATTGGAGTTCTTGTAAGTCTCGACGTACAAACGAAGTACATTTTCAGGACACCACATTATAACATTATAACGAATTATGTAGAGCCTTTCATTAATAAGTGCATGATATTCATTCATTTATTATTTGATAAGAAAAACATTAAGAAACTTTGTTTCGCGAAAATTAGTATCTTTCACGATAAACTTTGGGTTTACCGTCACCAAGTACCAAAAGTTCATAAGTAATGTCAAGAGATGTTACCTCATTGTTACCATTATATCCGCAGTTGTAATAATAAAACGTTGAACTTATGACATTCTGATAACGATAATTGATATATTTAACTTTTATATCGCCCGTTTTCAACCATTTTATTATCTCATCTTGAGACATTTCTCTTGTAATCGGTTTGTATTGATTGCAACCACAAATACTTCGATCATAATGATTATGGCTACAAACAACAGATGTTCGGAGATATACCTTGTCTCGAGGTTCCCAATGACTTTCGAAATGCCAGGTAAAATACTCGTGCAATTTTTGTAGTGCCAATTTTTCGTTTTTGACAAGATTATTTTTGCTTTCTTCAATGATTCTTATTTCATGACCAATTTTTTCAATTTCAGGTTTCACTTGTGCTTCAAGGCTTTTAATTTCTGATTGAAACTGTACGATTTTGTCTTGTCGGTCTTTCTTTAACAGGTCCTTACAAGTCTCTGTCATCGTCATCAATTCGAGTTGTTCTAATTCTTTTTCCAGAATTTTGATATCGTTTTGTTTCCTCGCAATTAATTTAGATGTCTGAGACATTTGCAAGTCAGTTAGTCTCGATTTTCGGATTTTGAGTTCTTTATTGAGAAAATCATCATCATTGTATGTATTTTGAGTTGCATTGAAGCAAACTTTGAGATCGTGATTTGTCCAGTCGTAGAAGTCCTTCGAAGTCCAGTCGAGACCCATGGGTTCAGGGGTTTGTGCTTGTGCTTGTTCTGTCATATTTAATGACAATTTAGTTGAAAATCTAACGCAATGAATTATTTTGTGTTTTCGCAAAAATAAGTATTGGCCTTAAAGTAATAATGAAGTCATATCACGAATGTTTCTAATTCGACGATTATTTTCAATTCGACGAGGACCACAAATGTATCCTGGTCAATCAAAACCACATGACCCACGACCTGGTGGACCAAATAAATTACCAAACGGTTGTGGTTGTTTTGTACTTTGCCAATAACATTTCGCAAATTTATTCTTACCCAAAATGATTAGATTAGAATACCAATAAGATTAGAATACAAAGCAAAAATGAAGTTTCAAACACGTGTAGAACCATGTAAGTTTGAGCGAAGTGATTATGGAAATATTAATCATGTATACTCGTATTACGACCGCGATGATTCTGGCAAGTTCAAAAGCAGATATATGGAAGAAACTATAACGGAAGATTGTATCGTTCGAAAACGTAAGGTTCTTGATGATTCCATCGTTACTTTGATAATGGGCACCGCGGAGAATACTATGGGTGTCAAAAAAGTCCGTCACGAAGGCTTTATTTATGAACGATATGCAGATTCAAATTGTATCATGTCTTACAAAGATTATACGGATGATCTACGAGCAGCATTCGATGAAGTTTTTCAAACGATTTATGATAAATTTAATGGCCGGACCTATGGCAGCGCCATTGAATTTATGCTTAGTATTGAACGCGAGTGTTCAACAAATTTTAGTGGTCAATTTCATGGGTTTGATATCCAACACGATGTTCATAGTGATCACATTTCCGTGAAATTGATTTTTGGAGATTATAATCATTATACTTACTTGAATGAAGTTTGTCGAATTTACGAAGTCCACGAGGTCGAATAAACGAAGTGAGTAAGCGATCGAAGATGTGCATAAGCACATATATAAATATCATAAATATGTATTTCACACAAATTCATCACGCAATTTCTTCAAAGACCCATGAATCTGCACACTGATCATCATTCGTGGTTACATATGCATACGGCATATAGAAATGACCCTGTTGACCCCAATCAAGTCCCCAACTATTTCTAATAATAAAGAAGCCAGTTTGACCATTTGCCGTCATATTGTCATTGTAACCAACAGCAACAACTGCATGACCTCCCAACAATTTCTCTCCAGAAATCGGCATTGACATAATGCCTGTTTTCGCAGTTATCATCGTCATGAAGCTTTCATAGACCTTGAAACCAAAAACTACTGGCATACCATTTTGCAATTGTGCCTTAAATGATTCAGGAGTTGTATCTACGGGTTTTGGATCATGAGTCTTGTGATCACGAGCATTCGCGTAACAACTGCGAGGAGGCTTCACCTTGAACTTGCTGACGTTATATGGCCACATACTTTCATCACACGCTCCATAAATTTGGAGGCTTTGCATACCATCTTGAATGCTTGCACCAGAATCCGTGTTTACAGTATGTTCAATGTAACGTTCATCATAATAGATAAACAGGCGACTTGGAAAGAATAATTTATTGGTCATTTTGTTAACGTGATAATTATACGCTCCTGCGATTGCTTGTGCCGTGCACGAACCAATATGACCCTGATCATAAACCTTGATAAAATCTTTGCGAAGGTCAACTGTAACAACTGTGGGATCAAGTTGGAGGGCTTGGAGTCTTTTTGGAATCGGGGTGGGGTTTACCGGATGATTAAACCCAAAAGCAATATTTTGAAGTTTTTCAGCCATGAGTTGATCCTGGGTTTTGGGCTGCGGGCTCTGCGAGAATCCTCGAGCAGTATCGTCCAAAAAGTTATCAATTGTGAGACAAGCATCGTTCATGCGATTGCCAACCGCGTTGATTCCTTGGCCAATCGCGGCGAGACCATTGCTAATATCATTCGCACGATTTCCCAACCAGGAGAAGACGCCAACAACACACGGAGGCACATAGTAATAGGGAAACGTTGGAAATTCAAGTAGGAAAAATTCGTCAAAACTTTCAACTGAATTCGCTTCCGAACTCGTCTCGGTATCAGGTTCAGAACTAATGTCGTCGATATTAATCACTGTCTTGTCCTGTTGATCTTTTTGTGCTTGTGCATGCTCTCGCAATTCCTCATGAAGTCGAGCAACGATAGATTTGACATGTTCTTGATAATCTTGATCTTTACGTTCTTCTTCCTTGACAAGTCGAATAAGAGTATCACGTGCGTCTTCTTGAGGCTCTTGAACCTGTTGAGCTTCTTGTTGATTTTCGCCGTCCGAGACATCGCTAACGACAACGATGTCATTTTCATCAAAACTGCTTTCTTCGAATTTATTGTCTTCGGCCATTTATCTTATACATAAAAATTATTCTTCTGGGGTCCGTTATTATTTTTGCAATTTTGTCCGTAGAAGACATTCGAAAATTCGTGCTTTAGATTTGATTTTTCGGTGTTCTGTAAAAAGATTTTGAAGCTAGTACTTGGAATGAAAATTGACAAACAAGTGCTTGTTGCTGATGCTTATATTATCAATTGATGTGGGTCTCTATCACCTTGCACTTGTAAAATATTGCGACATTTTGAAGAAGGTTCTCGCGTGTAAACTAGTAGATATCAAGGAAACAAAAAATGCATGTAACAACACAAAATGTGCATTGTATCACGACAATTGCTTCACTGATTATTTAGAACATGTATTTGTTGTTTATCGCGATTTCTTCGAGGTCGACCTGATTTTGATTGAGCAACAACCACCCGAAGGCTTTGTCGTAATTGAACAATTAATATTCTCAAAATTTCGACGGATATCATTACTAAGAAGTCCACGATCCATGCACGCACATTTTGAAATTGGACACTATGATTATGAAATGCGCAAAAAGTGCGTTGATAGAATTGCTGAAAGTTACTTCTGTGATTTTCCTGAATATATTCAATTGGAACGTAAACACGACCTTTCTGATGCAATGTGTCAATTACTATATTACCTTCATGAGCGTGAACAAAAACGATTATATGACGAAGAACAGGAGCGTATCAAGGAAAACAATCGAATATTTTTGGAAAATGGTGGACAAATGTTCATTAATAATATGAACAGGTTTGTATATCGCGAATAATTGATATCGGTAAACACTGATATTCTTCGTATAACACTCGAAATGCAAAATAACTTGTATCTTGCTGCGAAGAACGGCAACATCGAACTCATCGAAAAAATCAAACATCAACATTATGTTAATACCGGTTTATACGGCGCATGTGAATCCGGGAATCTTGAATTGACAAAATACTTTATCGAAAAATTGGGTGCTTGGGACATTACCAATGCTATTTATTATGCTTGTGTTGTTTCGAAGAAACCTGACGAGGCAACAATTAAATATCTCATGACATTCCATGGTCGCCTGATGATAAAAGATGAGGTTGTTAACATATATTATTACGAATCCGTTCGAAAATTTTTGGGAATCCTCTAAGAAAATTAGGTAACAATTCTACGTTAAATGAGAACGTGTTTGTATACATTCTCGGTTAGATTTAACATCGGTTAAATGAGAACGTGTTTGTATACATTCTCGGCTAGAGTTAACACAGAATTGTTGTAATTTTTTTTCAGAGGGGGTTCTGTACTTTTCAAACCTGGGCAAATCTTTTCACTTGATTTTCAAAAAGTAAAAAAAATCAGGATTTTCAAAAATGACAGAACCCCCTCTGAAAAAAAATTACAACAATTCTGTGTTAAATGAGAACGTGTTTGTATACATTCTCGGTTAGAGTTAACATAAATTGTTATGTTAATACTTTGAAAAACAAATCTCTCTAGAATTTAGAACCGAACCCAATATAATGAAATACAAATGCATACGATGTGGCTCCGAATTTCATAGACAAATTCACTATGAAACGCATATAAAAAGGTTACACATATGTAACTCAATTGTATCAACAGATATACCTACTATGAATAATGTTATTCAGATAAATGAAAACGTTAATTGCAATTATTGCAACAAAGAATTTTCATGCGAACAGAGTTTAAAGCGACATCTTGATGGATGTAGAGCTAAACTATTATGTAATAGCGGTGATAGAATTGATGAAATAGTTGCAAAACGTGTAGAAAAAAGTATGGAACGTATTGAGAAAAGTGTAAGCAAAAAATTGGATCAAATATTTGGAAAATTATCGCCCGCAATTCAAAAGGATTTTGACAAATTAACCATGTTTAACTTGGTGAACAATAACAACAACAATCAGTTTAATCAGTTTAACCAGTTTAGTAGTATTAGAGATGCTATTGATCCAAATCGTGACTTTTTAACAGATGAACATATACACTGTCTCATAAAGAAAAACATAATGGCAATGCCTGAATTAGTGGATGAAGTACATTTTGATCCAGATCATCCCGAAAATCATAACATGTATGTTTCAAATATTAAAACTAAAACAGCACAAGTAAAAGAAAATGGTCGTTGGGTGACACGAGATGCGCGAGAATTTGTAAAGAACATCATATGTGTTCACGATTATCAATTTTTTTACGAATTATCAAAGGATAATCAAAATGTTGAAAAAGATTACAATAAATATTACAACATTACAGAAAATGAAAAAAACAAAATTCGAATAGAAAATATGATTATAGAAACGATGTATAATAACAGAGAAATGGTTATTGAAACACGAAAAAAGGAAGAAGCTCTGATGAAAATAAAACAACTTGGAATGGTGCAAAAAAGTCTCCAAGATATGACAAAAAAGAATATCGAGGATATGTCACTGAAAACCGATGACTTACTTAATACAATGAAACGGAAGAAAAAGACCAAAGAAATGATTCAGAAAGAGAAACCCCCAAAAGAAAAACCGAAAAAAAAGATGCCAGTAAAGATTCAAAGGAAGCCTCCAAAACCCAAAAAAGAAATTAATAACGAAGATGGTATTCTAGATGAAGAACGCACAGCAAGTTCAGATGACTCTGAAAAATTCATAGTTGAATTTGAAGGCGATTCAGACTCCGATTCTGGATACGGTTCAGATATCATAAATAATATCGATTGATTCTAATAAACAATAATGTTAAATAACAACGGTACCTCCTGGAACACCGTTGTTATACAAGAATATTACGAATGTTCTAACAGCACTCGTGTTGAAGAAATTCGTAATGTTCTAAGAGAAAATGCTAGTAGCCCGAATATTGATTTCGTTTATTTATTGAATGAGCGCAGTTATGAATGGCTCGAAGAATTTGCTAAAATCAATCCGAAAGTACGCGTGGTCATTATGTCATGTCGATTGACATTCAAAATGGCATTTGAATTTGTTAATACATTACCGGAGAAATTAGCAAGCGATGTCATTGCAATGATTTGCAACAATGACATATCATTTACTTTGCCAGGTGATAACGATGATAGGAACAATAAGAAATCATTTGATAATATGAAAATGATATTTGCTGATAATCCAAATACAGTAATTGCATTGTCAAGGTGGGACTTGATCGCGAGTGCGAGCAAGGACTTGATCGCGAACAAGAACCTAAAATTATTTGGTTGGAAAGATTCACAAGATACCTGGATTTTCAATGTTACTAAAGAGAAACCAATAAAAGTACCAAACTGTATTGATTTTCATTTCGGTGTTCTTGCATGCGATAATCGCGTGGCATATGAGCTGGACCAAATCGGCTACCAGCTACGAAATGTTCCATATGACGTTGTCACGGTTCATCATCACACAAGTAATTTTCGAACATATAGCCCCCGTTATTGTTTACCAGGTCATCGTCAATCAATCGAAATTGAGCGCATCGAAGGTCCTGTGATACAATACAAGGATATCATTGTGCTACATTATCAGAAGGTTCTCTAAAATAAAAGAACCTAAGACCTGAAACAGGAATCATAAATGTTTGACAATAAGTTATTTGAAAACGCTTGTAAAACAGGTAACCTCGAGATGGTTTCAGAAATCATATCAGAGACCGACAGCGATGTTGATGTCGATGAAGACTATAACCATGGATTCGATCTCGCATGCGAGTTTGGACACACCGAAATTGTTCAATTGCTTTTATCACATGGTGTAAATTCTGAAGTCATCGGAATTCAAATGGCTTGTAGAAAAGGTCATCTGGAAATCGTTAAAATGATGCTCTCATACGATGGCGATTATGAATTGCATCATTGCCTTGAATGTGCGTGTGCCGATGGTCACATTGAAATTATTAACACAATTCTTGAACATATTAAGAATTCTGAGTACGAGAACAAAGAAGATTATCTGGAATTTGCGATTGAATGTGGACTCAATGTTGCAGAAGATCATGGTCATGACCAAGTAATTAAACACTTGAAATCATTTTCTGTTGCTCCTTCTAATTGATTTTCTATTGCTTCTTTTCGATTTCTTTTTCGATTTCTTTTTCGATTTTCGAGCAAATCTAAACTCTGAAGCATATCGAATGAGTTCTACAGGAAGTTTAGTTTTTCTGCTAGATTTTGGTCCGGTGCGGTTTGATTTTCGATAAGTATGTGTCAGCAATGCAATATTTGTGAGGACTTTATCGAGATATTTCTTGACTTCTGAATCTGCATAGTCATATACAGTATATCCATTATTATCTTTTATATACATATTTGCTCCTGCCTTTAGAAGTTCGGAAACTGTTAGTAAATCATCTCCATCGGCAGCTAGCATAAGTGCGGTTTTCCCAGTATTACTTTTAAGATTTGGATCTGCACCTGCATTAAGAAGTACTTTTAAACTATCAACATAATCATCATTAGAAGTCCACATCAGTGCGGTGTATCCGTCATTATTTTGATGATTTAGATCAGCACCTGAAACTATTAATTCAATTAGGAAATCCTTATCTACCAGAGCAGCTTCCATTAATGCACTACATCCATCAGAATCTATTTCATTCGGATCAGCACCTTGAGCAAGCAATCTTCGTGCTAATACAACGTCGTCTCTGAATAATGCTCCAATAATTGACATTTACTTGTAACAATCATATTTTAAACAAGGCACTTAAATAATCATAGTATTCATTACAACCATTGCTGACTCTACCGAAATCCAAACGCACATGAAGCCATGAATGTGAATTCTTGCATGTCCCGAGCCAAATTGGAACCCGCAAAAGCATATTATGCATAACGAGTTTGCCAATCAATTTGAAAAGATCTTTTGTTTCTTTCGGTGATGCATTTCGCATGAATGAACTCAATTGTGAATAATCAATTAATTTTTTCGCACGACCCGTGTACTTTGGTTTTGGCATAATGACAAGAGAATCAATGAGCGCAGTTTTCAGACCATAATAATTCACAATGAAGTCCTCTTGGTCGTTTGATTTTCTAAGATGTTCTTCGTAGAATTTCTTGTCCGGTGCGTAAAATCGTGCTTGTTTTGCGCTTCGAACTAACACAAATTCAAATGGCCTTGAATTAGCCGCTGACCAAGTCATTGGAGGACAATACCAATTATAGTACTCAAACGGACATGTCAAGAATTGTTTGCGCAAGAGACCACGAAAGTTCTCGGCGTATGCTCCCGAGGAATGCATTAGAGTGAATCCGTCTGTTTGTGTTACTGGTTTATGATCTTTAGAATGAACTAATTTGTAATGAATGACATTTTTGCCGATGGTCTCTTTAATAAATTCTAATAATGCTCCTTGTTTCATTTATCATATCCAATGATTGTTTTGTAATACAAAAAACAGAGGACTTTAATCATCAAATAAAAGAATCAATCGTTATAAATGTCAGAATATACACTGGTAATAACTGATGTCCTCCGCGAAGGTAATTTTGAAAAGGCCCAACAAATGATCAATGATGTATGTCGCAACGGAACCTTTGTAAATTGGACCACAGTTATTACTGCTGCATGTAAATCGAAAAATCAAAACAATGTCGATATTGTCAGATTTCTTATCGAAAAAGCTCCAGGTGATATTCAAATTAGAGCAATTTTATACAGTGTTTGTAGACACTCTGTTGTTGAAATCATCTCGTTATTGTTTGAAAAACTTGAGAAAAACTATACTATTCAAAGTGTTCGGTTTATATTGGAGCTTGTACAAGACACATGTGAGGCACAAACTCAGGCTCCTGTGCTCAAATTTCTATTTGATAAGTTGTTTAAATCTAAATTGTCCAATAATCAAAAATTTGATTCATTTGAAACTGACAAACTTCACCAAGCACTGTTTCATGCATGTGCATATGGTCCACTCGAAAATGTACAAGCATTTGTTGAAAAATTCTTTGAGTATGGCCAATACTGTCCAGTACAAGGTGCTTTACGAAATGCATGTCAGTATAGTCGTGATGATGTTGTCAATTTTCTCATTAGTCGTTATGATGCAATTAACGTTGGTCCAATCTTTACACAAGCATGTTCAAATGGTTCAATTGAAATTGTTAAACTTTTATTTGACAAGATGTACAAAAAAAGTGACAACAAAATGCGTGCTAATGATATCACCGAACTCAGCAAAATACTCAAATCCATGTGCAGGCACGGCAATTTCGAAATAGCAGAATTCTTATTACAAAATGGTATCAAATATACTCATAAGGTGACTGCGAAGTGTCCTTTGAAATTTGAAGATCTTTTGTACCTGTCAAGAACATACAATGCAGATTTTACAGATATTCTCAAATTGTATGTATGGAAACTTAAGCAATACAATAAAAAGATACAAGAAGAACTTCAAGAAGTTCTATCGGATGACGTAATAATTGAAACTTTACGATACGTTGCATAATTACGCGAAACTCTCTAGAGCTTTGACTTAATAACTGTTGGAACAATAGAAGTACTGCTCGAGAGCCCTTCGGGACCCTTGACAATTTCATAGACAATAACCTCATCAAAGTACGACATTAGTGATACATCGTGCATAATTGGGTCAGTTAACAAATGCAATGTCTTGCGGCCGTGATATTCGTCAAGGAAGTCTTCTTCGGATCTCGTTAATCGATTATTCTTAATACGTACAACATTTGTAAAATTGCTGTACGTCTTAATACATTGAAATGATTCACATACTTTAATATTGCTGTATGTGTCGATGATTCTACCTGCAAAACACTGAAGTTGTTTGTCAGTTAGTGACTTGTAAGAGCCAATGATGTAAATGATCTGCATTGATGAAACGTTGTTCGGTCATTTAACGATGATAATTTTTTTCACGGTTATAAGCAAATGACCACATTACCATCAGGCTTAATTGTTCCTAAATATTATATACCAGGTCTTGGATATAGCACAGCGACAGGACCCCAAGTCGGTGGTCTTGATATTCATGCAAGTCCAAGAGTCTATTCATCAACATTCTTTGGCAGCGATGTCAAGGGTCTTTTACCTCCTACCAATGCGTATGGCCGCAGAAAATCTAAGAAAAGGTCGCGAAAATCCAAAAAGAAGAGCAGAAAAGGCTCGCGTAGGTCGCGTAGGTCATTACGAAGATAAAAGTCGCGTAAGCATTAATCAGAGTCAGAATCAAAACACCATTGCGTAGTAAAATGATCTTTCGGACCGATTGTTTCATCGTCAATATAACTATCAAAAATATCAGATATACCACGCGTTACTTTTGCATAGTAAGATCCATCAACATTTTGATATAAACACAAATGTTTGCAAGGCAGAGATTCGCGGCAATAATTTGAAATGTAAATTATTTTCGCTGGATTCTCATCTGTATTTCTTATCGAATTTTCAGAATTAAGATTAGCATCAAGGTTATATCTTTTTATAAGATATTCCTTTTCAAGTGCTTCTGTCTCAAATTTTGGGCACGGCTTTACTTTCATAAACTCAAAATGATCTTGTTCCTCTTCAAATTCTTCTTCTTCGTCTTCTTCTTGTTGTTTTTTCTTTGGTCGACCTCGTTTTGGTTTATCAAGAATTTCCTTGAGTCCTGCTGGCAATTCGGGATTTTCTTCTTTGGATTTCCTTTGTCTTGGTTTTTTCTTCTCTTGACTCATTAAATAACACAATGGTTTCTATTCGTGTATACTTAATTTATTTTGCAGTTTAAACGCAGTAAGAACACAAATAAGAACACAAATAAACGCTTGAAAATAATAATGCGCGTTAGAATTCGAAATCTCGGTTAGTAAATCCGGACCAATAATGAGTATTATTTATCTCACCGACCAGTTTAATGTCAACGATCTATTAACGTCTCAATCAGCAATTAATTTCTTGCTGAAAGGTTCTATTATTATGACCAAAAGCACAAATAAAAAGTTTTTGAATGTGCTCTACATTCTCGGTATACCAACAATACATGTTCTTAATGACGAAAATCCAATTCTTCAACAAGCATCCTTTGTTGATAATCTTGAAGATTTTGTGCAAGTTCCCAAATCACATGATTATGACTCTTTGTTAGAAATTGTGCAATACAACAAAATTCAATTCAAGGAAGAAGGCGATACTCAAGACAAGTTTCAGAAGACGATTTTGAAAGAAGCCAAAAAACTGCAGTATGCGGAAAATCGGGAAAAGTACAAGACAAAAATGCGTCAGAATTCTTTGTCCAATAAAAAGTCACTCGAAAAATCTTTGAAAAAGAATCAGTCCAAAGACAAGGAACAAAAGGTCATTGAACCGAAGGTCAAAGAACCGAAAGAACCGAAGGACAAAAAATCGTGAGCCCCAACAAAACATTTGAAGTCTTAAAAGAAGATTTGAAAAGCAAATGAATCACGAAATGAATCCCGAAATTCAAGGCGTTCAAATTATCCAAGTCACAGACCAAATCTCCGTCGAACTCAACCCCAAAAGAGAAGCCGTTAAACTCACGTATGCGGAAGCACGAGAAAAATATAAGCAAAAAATGCGTCGGAATTCTTTAGCTCCTACATCTACTCTAATTCGCACTGTCAAGAAATAATTTCATAAGACCAAGTCATTTAAGTCTTGAATCATATTTTACAAAATTCTTTGGAGTCTATATAAATTTCTTTTCTACAATTAAAAGATAATCACGCAAAATGGCTGAAATTCTAAATCCCCATAGTAAAAAGAAGAACAAGTTGTCCAACCCAAATGTCACAAAAATTAATGATGCGATTACAAAAGGTGGCGCGTTTCTTTACAAATATAACAATCAAGGGCTTCTTGTTGATGCGTCTGGAAAAGTTGTGCCCTTTAAATATGAATTAAAGGGAAAAGATGTAGTAACTGTACCGACAAGTCCGAAGGCTGCCAGTCCAAAAGCCGCAAGTCCAAAAGCAAAGCCCAAAAAAGCAAAGACATCGAGCCCGAAGAGTCCAAAGTCAGCAAGTCCAGAAAAACCAAAAAAGAAGACGAGTACAAAGAAGGCTACGAAGAAGGTCGCCAGCCCCAAGGCCGCAAGCCCAAAGAAAAAACCGGCTGTTCCAGATTACTTGGCAATGCTTGAGGAAGAAGAAGAGGTCCCAGGAGAAGTCATTGCTGCGGTTGAAGAAGACGCGCCTGTTGAAATGGCATCAGTTGACATTAACAAGGTTAAACAAGACTTAAATGCGATGAGAAACAAGCAACCTGAAGAACTTTTGGCCAAGATGGAAACTGTGGCATCTCCAGAAGTGTTTGTCAGTTGTATTATGAAAACAATTAAACATAGCGATTTGTCATACAAGAACCGAGTTCATAGTGAGATTGAGGCAATTTTGAATCCTAATGCGCAGTACGAGGAAGTACCCGCAGAAGGATCCGATGAAGAAATGGAGGAATTAATTGAAATGACCAAGGCTCATCGTATTAGCCCAAAGACAGCTAAAGGCGCCAAGACCGCTGCAAAGAAAACTGCGGCCGAAACAAAACCAAAAAAGTCGACAAAAAAGACCGCTACAGTTGAAGATATTACTGAGGGAATGTCCGGAATGGCTGTTTCTAAACCAGTTGTCGAAAACATTTTGAAAAACCTGAAAGCAAAGAAAGAGTCAAAGGACAAGTATGAAGCCAAGATGGAAGAATACTTGGAAAAAGGCAATGACAAGATGTTTGAAAAGATGTCAAAGAAAGTAGACGAATTGACTACTGAAATGAATGATATTAAGAAAACGTTGAAGAAACATGTTAGCGAAGATGAATATGATCTCATCGTCGCAGGTCACTCCTTTGGGAGTCAAAGTCTGAAGTCTTATAGAAGAAAGACCAAGTCGCCGGGTCGCAAGCGCAGCCCGAAGAAGACCAGGAAGACGAAGAAGAGTCCGATGAAGAGGTCGAGGAGCCCAAAGAAGACCACGAAGAGGTCGAAGAGCCCGAAGAAGAGAGCAGTGGTGAAGAAGATGAAGAAGAGTCCTAAAAAAGTAGCCAGAAAGATGACCAAGAAATCTACTAAAAAGAACGCCATAACGGCTAAAAACTACTTCGGTAGTTTCTATGGTCTTCAAAATGGACCAATGTACACACCCCAAGGAACCCAGATGAAGGAAATTCTACCAAGTCTATTGCCGAGACGAACGGGATTTGGCGCAGTCCAGCAACAACAGCAAATGGCCCAACAAATGGCCCAGCGTCAACAATTGCACCAGTTCAAGGGCTATTAATTGCAAAGCAAGTAAGTCGCCTTGTTATAACTTGTAAGACTTACACACACGAATCTGCGGCGAAGATCCTCGAACAGTATTTAAATTACTTATTTTCACAGCAAAATAAATAATAAATATGAGACAGATTATTGATACGAGAATCAAAAGGACAATTACAGCAACATTGCCTATGTTTCCATATAATGTATTTTTTGCTGCATCTATAACAACTGGTCCTGATCCAGTACTTGTTGAACTCGGTGCTTGTTGCTGTGGATACAAAACCTTGTCAATTTGTGAAAGTTTATCGTAATATGCACTTAGCACTTGTGTACAACTAGACACTACTGATGCACTTATATATTGATTGATGTCACCAATGTTTAGAGTTTGTGGCGTTGCAAATGTCAGGGGTCCCATTGTTGTCACTGTTGGCGTACATATGACATTAATATCATGAATATCAACTTGTTGAGAATTTAAATTTTGCACAATGCACGATGATAGAGCATTTAACGTGTCTTGTGTATTAATATTTGTAAGTTCATTTAACTGGGAATCAATGTTAAGGCCTTTCATAGTTGCAACATCTCGTAATTGAGTAATCATATCTGAAACACTCGCACCAAATGCCGTCTTCACCGAATCTTGAAATGTTGCAGTTTGACCACATGACGCGTTCAAAGTGACGTTTATACTCTGGTTTATACCAGTAATGTTTAAGTTACACCCAGTAGCATGAACATTTGCAATTGTCACAGACTGGACATTTGTGCTATTTGTACTGCAAGCATTGGTGATATTTTTTTGAAATGACGTCGTGACATTATTTATAATATTTTGCATCGATGGGCTAAAATTGTACGACATTTATTATTATCCACGATAAATACTAGGAGACTTATATGCAAATTCTAATTGCAATTGTACTTGACAAATTCTTTTCGATATGCAATTTCATCACGTAATTTGTTAATTGCTTGCCAATCATTACCTGTCCAGTAAGACCCAAAACGCATCTCAAAATCAAGACTGGTTTCAAGTTGTTTGATTTTGCTGATATATTCTTCACATAAAGAATCCTTTGCATTACTTCGCCGAAAAGTACTTGTAGTATCTTTAATTGTATTCTTAACATCACCCAAGATGTCCTTCACAGTATTTGTAATACGACGGACATTTTCTTTAATTTCATCAACGTCCTTTTGTGACATTTTCGATTCTACTCCAATGTCTTGCGTTCTCTAATTTTCTAGTTCTTCACCTGTATCGTTAGTTCTCCACAAGACGATCCAGTCCTTCGGCCTAGTTCTCCACAAGACCAAATATCAACATTCTTCTATATTCTACCTGTTTATTAAGCACTTTGAATTTGACCACAGAGCCTACTTTTATCGGTGAGCGACCTTTTTCATTCACATATGATTGACTACTTGAAGTATAATGCCGACCCCCAACCAAGTCAGGTGATGACATGCATTCTATTGATACCGATTTGGAAGGCACCACATCCAAAGCAATAGGAATGCCCCAAAGTCCCACTTCCGTACACTTTGTAACTCGTATATCAAACGTTGTACCAATCACCGGATTAAAAACAAATGCACTAAACATAATGTTGTATACGATATCTGCGGTAAGGTCATTAATGAGACCGTTATTAGAATCTTGATCTTTGTTAATGTCGAGAACCTTGATAACATAGAGACCAGAAGGACTTACTGAAGATTCAAACTTTGACAGTACATAATTTTTGACAAGAGTATTTATATTGTTTGTTTCTCGTAAGTCGTATGATTTAAGAGAAACTTTCTCAGTGATAATATCGAGACTATATGGATTCATAATAACTTTTACAAGCATGTTCTTGCGTCGTTTTAATTTTCATTTTATTTGTTATCATAAATGATGCTCGAGAATTTTCGCGGAATCTCAAGTAAAAAATCACCGAAAAAATTACAAATAGTTATGAGAGTTTCTCCGGTTACAAGAGTTTCGCCAGTGACAAGAGTTTCTCCGGTGACAAGAGTAAAAAGATCGCCAAAGAAATCGCCCAAGAAGACGCCCAAAAAGTCACCAAAGAAGACAGTGGCGAAGATAGTGACGAAGTCACTTGAAGTATCCGATAACGAACAATCAAATAATATGCTCTTTCGAAAAATCCACGATTATATAAATCACATATTCGACAATGATAAACCAATCGATCCGACATTACTCAAAACATTGAAATCCATGAAGCCTCTTGAGTTGAAACATGCACGAACCAATTATATAAGTCACATGAAGGATCCTTCGATCATTCGCAAATTATATGTTAACAGTAATTACACGCTCTCGCACAAGAAAACCAATTTGACAATTGGTACTGTCGAATATATTGGTTACAATTTTATTGATGGTAAATTGGTATGCACTGGAAATCGTGTTCCACATGGTACCTGGATTAACAATGGTCAAAATAAATGTGTCGCAAAGTTAGTAAACATTTACAAGAATGTTCTTCAAATCGGTTCTCACAAAGTATTAAATGCACGATTCGGTATAACAAGCAAATGTCCTATGAAAGGACCTGGACATGATTATGTTCGAACTGCAATGCAACAACTTGAACCTGAGAAAAAAATATTAAATTTATCATTGTTGTCACATTGTTCAGGGTCTTGTAACATGGGTTCTCGCATAGTCGCTCGTATCGCTCGCAGTTCGGCTGATAAAGCAAATGAAGCACTAATTCATGAACCTGAAATTATTGAACTTGAAAAAGCATTGAGCAACGATAGGTTTAGAACTGTGTTTGTCCCACTCTCGGCTCGTGTAAGTTATCCAGGAATTAAAATCAATAATCCGAAGGATGTTGCAAAGAGTAATGCGTGTGTGAATTGTGCACCTGAAATCGCCAAGTTTGTGGACCTATTTGACATGAAACATACTTACAAGTCAATTATCAAAATGTTCATTTATTACTTTTTGTTTTTGAAAAATTCATATGTGATTACATACCAATGTAGGAGCGGAAAAGATAGAACAAGTCTGCTTTCGTCGCTTGAAAAATCTGTGATGACTGCGATGATGACTTCAAAAAATTATTCGAAAAACGATTCGATTGATGAAATTTATGATATCATTATCGGCGATGTAGAAAAATGGTATCCAGAATATCTTAAAATTGGACTTGCAATTACCTTTTATTCAACCGGATTGTATGGATTAAAAATGAAACATTCAGCGATTGTGAAAGATCTCAAGCGAATTCTTGGACCTAAATACAAATATTATCTCGGTTATCAAGCGTATATTAATGATGCTCTATAAGAATAATGCAAAACAAAATATTCATCACGGCAGACGGCGCATAAGAAAAGCATAATATGGCTGGCGACGACAATATTGGTTTTCCAGTTTACTACTTGACTGTTTTCTGCGCTACTGCAGCATACATGTACTATGAAAATATCAACAAATCTATATCTAAAAAGACACCAGTGCCTGAAATTTTGGCAGCTTCACTTGGTATGCCAATTATTTTCCCATTTGTATGCCCTGTTGCTGCATTACATTATGCCACTGTAAAGTTCAATGACAAATCGTAAATAAATAATGCAAAAAATCAAAGACTAGAGAACTTTCGAGTTCTTTTCAAACAATGGACCTAGAATGGACCTAGAAAAATTCCAGACAATGACACCGTTAGAAATGCGTGAATATTGTGCAAGGCTCAAAGCAGTTTGGCAAATGGGTGTTCTTGGAGAACAAATGGCAATTCTTCAAGAAAAAGAACGCGATCGTAATCGCAAGTATCAAGAAGCATGTTCAAAAAATGATTACAACACAGTTGTAAAATACTTTGATCATGTCAAAGAAAGTGAACAAGCATGGGGCTTTATGGAGGCTTGTGAAAAGGGTCATAAAGACATTGTTGAATGCCTTCTTTGTCGCTCGAGTATAAAAGATTATGCAGCCGCCGGCCTTCACTTAGCATTTGATTACAATCAAGTACAATTATTCGATATTTTATTTAAAGAGTGTATAAAGACATGTGATGAAATATCTTGGTCTCTGATTCTTGAAGAATCAATTTTACACAACCACTTCCAATATATCGTTAAACTTTTGGTCCAACATAACAAATTAAATATACTTGCTCATTCAGACAAGACACAACAAGAATACATTCGAATACTTTCCAAAAATTTAGCAATTCCCAGTGAACTTATCAAAATGACATATGAATACGCTGTCAAATAATCAAAACAATTAACATAATACAAAAATTAGTTTAGGCTAATGGTTACATATAATTCAGAAATGTCAAATGGATTATAAATCGTGTATTTTGGTTGCATGTGATTCTGAAGATACATTGTTTTTCGATGATATTTTTGAAAAATATAATGAAACGTTGGCCTTGCAAGATTCTTCTAATGACGTAGAAGAATACGAGGACGACTTCGTTGAGGCCATTATAAAGAAAGTTTGTGCAGAATCATCATTTGAATTTGTTGAACATGTATTCACAAAACTATTTGATTGTCAGGATGCCAGTTACGTTTCAGATTATTATAGTAATCTTGGACTTTTATGTGCTTGTTATCATGGCAATACGCGTATTATTGAAAAATACGTAATAAAATATAAACCAAGTAAAGTCGATAAATATATGGACTTGCTAAAAAAACATCCTGGTACAGAATCTGCGCACAGTCTTTTAAATTTTATTAAAGAAAATGGTTACGAAGAAATAAGTGGTCAACGCGACAGTGTTGGTCAGGAAACTAAGACAAAAAGAAAAAGTAAAAAGATCAAAAATAAAAATGTCAAAAGAAATGTTCTCGAGAAATTCAATAAAAACGAATTTGAATTGGATATCTTTGAAGGCGGCTCTGTTTTCAAAGAATTTCGCGAGAATACACATGTAGTGGATCTTGGAAGTATTCCAGAGACGTATCAAAATTTTGATCCGGATTTGTATGAGGATGGTCATGGATTTGAGGACTATGTCGGCTTTGGAGATGTCAGTTTTGAAGACATATCCAACGATGTCGACTTCGAAAACTTGGACATATTCAGTAATGCTCGTGTCGCTCGTATGGGCGCTCGCATGGGCGCTCATGCAGGTCCAAGTCTTCTCGAAAATGCAGACGCATATGATTTTACTGGGAACTTTCCAGATGAGGCTATCGGCGTCGAAGAAACAGAAGAGATTGGTTTAGACTTTAGAGCGATTTCAACAGAGCCTTGTGTTGATATATTGGCAAATCACGCTGAGGACAAATACGATGCCTCGAAAGACATTATTAATGATTTTGATGATCTTAACGAATTCGACAAAGGTCTTGATGAAGATCCTGCTTATGAAATTGTTAATAATATGCCAGCAGAAGAAGCCTAGAATCAATTTTTCACAAAAAATTCGTCAGCCAAACACACACGATGTTATTTTAGCAGTATTTTAATTACATCATGAGTTCACGAAAACTTGCAACGATTCGCCGTGTGGCTAGTGTGGAGCCTATTGAGGGAGCAGATAAAATCGAAGTAGCTACTGTGGATTCCTGGCAAGTGGTTGTCGGTAAGAACACTGTTGAAGCAGGCGACTTTGTAGTTTACTTTGAAATCGATTCTTGGATTCCAACAACGTTGATTAATTTGACTCGCACCGGTGAGCCTAAAAAATACAACGAAGTTCCTGGTGAGAGACTTAAAACGATTAAACTTCGAGGTGTTCTCAGTCAAGGTCTTATTATGAACTTTGAAGAAATCTCAAAAGTGATTCCGGATTTTGAATCTCGTTTCACTGAATTAATTGGACCCGATGGGGCGATCGGAGGTCTCGATGTCACTGAAATTCTTGGTATTATGAAGTGGGAATTGCCCTCATCAATGGGCTCTTTTCGAACCAAGGGCAACTTTCCATCATTCATTCCAAAGACCGATCAAGAACGCATTCAAAACCTTACAAGAAGGTTTGACGAAATTAAGAAAGGTCGTTGGGAAGTTACCGAGAAGTATGATGGTTCTTCGATGACGGTGTATCGCATGATTGAAGATTCCAAAGTTTACGAAGGCGTTTGTTCACGTAATTTGGATTTGAAGATGGAGGCTGAAGACCCGAAAGATCCCAACGAGGCGCCGGTAATTAATTCATTTTGGGAAATTGCAATTCGTGAAAAATTATTGGAAAAGATTCGAGAATCTGGCCTTAATGTTGCTCTCCAAGGCGAACTTGTTGGTGTTAAAATCAATAATAACATTTACAAGCTGACCAGTCGTGATTTCTGGCTATTTGACATTTACGATATCGATGCCGGACGTTATTATACAGCAACCGAACGTCAAGCGTTTGCTGAAAAGTATGGTATCAAACACGTTCCAATCTTATTTAACGATTACCAAATTCCAGAAGACTTTACGATTAGTGATCTTTTGAAATTTGCTGAAGGTCCGTCGGTAATGAATGCTAAAACAGAGCGCGAAGGCCTTGTGTTTAAACGAATTGATCGTGAGAAATTCTGTGTGGAATCATTCAAGGCTATTAGCAACAAGTACTTGCTGAAGAACGATGGTTAAACTTTGATGGTTATTTCATACAGCAGTGATGTTCTTTTTCTTGGATTTGTGTACCAGATAACAGCACCGATCGTGATACGGAATTTGAAAGGCCATGGTTTTGTGTGTCGTGGAGGCCGTTAATTTTACAAGAAACTAATTTTGAGACCACATGGTCAAATAATTCTGTGATTCCAGTGTCTGATTTTGATGATACTTCGGTATAATAGATGCCTTCATTTTCAATTTCACGTTTCAGTCGTTTGATAAAAGCGATTGCTTCAGATTCTTCTACAACACGATGTTCGGCTTCATCCAATTTGGAACCAACAATATAAATAATAGGCATGTCAATCGAGGCATATTTGAGTGTTTGGTCAATCCACGTCATTAAATTCAAGAAAGAATCTCTGTCAGTAATATCGTATACAACAATAACACAATGGGATCCCCGATAATATGAATTAACAATTGTTCTAAATCGTTCTTGACCGGCTGTGTCCCATATTTGCAGGCGTAATGAATGTTCTTCGTATTTTACATTTTTAAATTTAAAATCAACTCCGATTGTGGTTATGTGAAAAGTGTCTTGAAAAATATTGTCGACATATCTTTCGATGATGGATGTTTTTCCTACTCCAGAATCGCCAACAAGAAGCACTTTGAACAGATGCTCCATTTAATAATTATCACAATATAATTTTAACGTGGTTTGAAATTTGATTTGCCAAGACATAGAACACAAAAAATGATACGGTCCACTTGTTCGTCGGCAAGTTTTAAAAGTATGTGTTACGCAATATTATCAAAAACTTGCACAAAAATGTCGTCAACGAAGTCAAAGTCAACGCCCGCAAAACAACAACCAAGTGCTATGAAATTTCTTTTGAAGAAAGCCAAGGGTCCTGCTCGAGATCTTGGATCGCAGGGCCCGGTCGAGACCGTAGAGCTCGTTAATACAAAGCTTGATGTTGGTCGACTGGTTTGGTTCAGGTTTCTTAATGTTGAGACAAACATTATGTTATTTGTAGAAGACAATTGTACAGTTGGTGATATTCAGAAAAAATTACAAGAACATCCAAAACGTTATCCTGGTGGCTCTGTTACTATTGTGGATCGACAAGGTAATCCAGTAGAATTAACAATGCCGCTACCGAGAGGATCTCTGCCATACTTTGCGTATGTTAAACTAACAGATCGTGAAGAATTCGGCGAAGCGAAGAAACAAGCAGTTGCATATGTTAAAAAAAATTGTCCCAAGAGCCACAGTAGTGTTCTCATTGCACCAGAAGCCGGGTTTTTGCCAACTCTTTATGTCCAAATAAGAAAAAATGATATCCAGGACAAGAATGGCTTCTATGAACCTGGTTCTGATGCTGATGTTGCTGAAGCACGCCGATGTTTGCCAGCAAATTACAAGGGATTTCCCATAAAAGTGGTCAAACTTGAATATGACGAGATTATTCTATTGTAATTTTGGGACTGGGAAAAGGGTCCGAATGAAGATTATGACTAAATTAATATGTGTTCTTTCTTTTTGCTTCGGCAAAACACTATGTGTTTTATTACATCATTTCTCCGAAAAATAAAATGCCTAAAAACATTATCGTCAAAAATACATAATGGATTACAAATTTAAAGAATCAGTCGCACCAGTCAAGCAAATTGCCTCGATTCAATTCGGACTCCTAAGTCCAGAATATATTCGCAATGTATCAGTGACTCAAGAGCAATATGATGTGACCACAGGTAAGCAAATTCCGGAAGGCATTTATGATCAAAATAACATTTACGACCAAGCAACAAAGAAGCCAGTATTAGGCGGTATCAACGATCCACGTATGGGTTCGATTCTTGATGCCGAAAGTCCCGGTTATTTCGGTCACATTAATCTTGCCGTGCCCATTTATCATTACTCATTTATGCAAACGATTCTAAACATTCTCAAATCATTCAGTTACTGGTCATCAAAATTAATCATCGGCGAAAAGGAACTCCAATTCATTACGAAAAATGTCAAAAAGCGCAAGCGATTATCGGAAATTGTCAAGATTGCTCAAAAGATTCGTGTATGCAAGGATACTAAGAAGATTTTGCCGATTTTCTCCCGTGATGGTCTCAAAATTATCGCAGAATTTCCAGACCAGGGAATTAAGAGAACATTAAGCACAACAGAAGTCTATGCGATTTTCGAAAAGATTTCTGATGATGACACTATTAAAATTGGCCTTAATCCTAAATTTTGCCGTCCAGATAATCTTCTTCTCAAGACATTTGTGGTGCCTCCACCACATGTGAGACCCACGGTTTCTATGGGTTCCTCTCAAAAGTGTGAGGACGATTTGACACACAAGATTTCTGATGTTCTTAAAGCAAATACAGCCCTTTCAAAGGCAATTGATGATGGTTCTAGTGCAACAGTCATTGAATCATTCGAAAATCTATTGCAGTATCACATTAGTACATTTTTCGACAATAAGATTCCCGGTCAAAAACCCTCACAGCAACGTTCGGGAAAACCTTTGAAGACCTTGAGACAACGTCTAGTAGGTAAAGAAGGTCGTGTGCGTGGAAATCTCATGGGAAAACGTGTAGATTTTTCGGCACGTTCGGTAATTACCGCCGATCCAAATTTGGATATGGACCAAGTAGGTGTCCCGGTGCATATCGCGATGGGTCTTACTGTACCGGAAAAAGTAAATGATTACAATATTGAACGTCTCCAAGCACTAGTGAATAATGGTCCGAGTAAACATCCAGGTGCTAAATATGTAATCATCGAAAAGAATCGTAAAATCGACCTGACATATTATAAAGAGCCAATGATTCTCAAGGTCGGTTACGTAGTAGAACGACATCTTGATAACGACGACATTGTTCTCTTTAATCGTCAACCATCTCTCCACAAGATGTCCATTATGGGTCATCGTGTTAAAGTCCAGAATTACAAGACTTTCCGTCTAAATCTGGCAGTAGTTACGCCATATAACGCCGATTTTGATGGGGACGAAATGAATATGCATGTGCCTCAGAGTCTCACCGCGATGGCAGAAGCGGAAAATCTTATGATGGTTCCGTATATGATTGTGAGTCCACAATCGAATAAACCGGTGATGGGTATCATTCAAGACTCTCTATTAAGTTCGTATTTGTTTACTTCTCGTGATACATTCTTTAATCGCAAACAAATTATGAATTGTATGTCATTGTTAGGTTCCATGACTAGTAAATTTGAAAGTACACTTATAGAACCGGCGATTCGAATCTCCAAACGATTAACACGATTTGTAAAGAATAACAAACATTTTGACGGAGACGAGATGAAAAAACGAATCACGATTGAACCCAAAGCCTCGCGCGAGGATCCATCCGACACAATTGAATTATGGACCGGAAAGCAAGTATTCTCAAGTATTTTACATACGAGAATCAATCTTCGTAGAACGGCGAATGGTGCGCCTGATACAGATACAGCGGATACTCCTAGTGATACTCGCGTTGTGATTTCAAAGGGCTATTTGCTTACGGGTCGTATCGATAAGAAATCGATTGGAACAAGCGAAGGGTCCCTCGTACATACCATGTATCAAGATATTGGACCATTTGAAACGATGGCATTCATGAATAAACTTCAAAAAATTGCGAATTTCTGGATTCTTAATAATGGTTTCACCGTTGGTATTCACGACACATTGATTAATGATTACACCAAGGTTCATGATATTTTGACACAAGTGAAACAACGTGTTAATGAAATTATCAAAAATACAAATACAAACGACAGTAAACTCGAACAAGAAATTAACAGTGAATTGAACGGTGCACGCGATGAAGCGGGTAATTACGTTCAGAGTTCATTGAGTCTCGATAACCATTTCAAGAGTACTGTGATGGCGGGTTCAAAGGGAAACAATCTCAATATTTCACAAATCATTGCATGTTTGGGTCAACAGAATATTGAGGGTCGTCGTGTGCCGTGGTCATTCAAGAATAGAACATTGCCACATTACGAACCTAATGATATGGGATACGAGAGTAGAGGTTTCATCGAAAATTCCTATATTAGTGCATTGAGTCCACAAGAGTTTTTCTTTCACGCAATGGCTGGACGTGAGGGTATTATTGATACTGCATGTAAATCAGTCGCATGGGATACTGAAATAATTGTCAAGGACCTCAACGAAAACTTGACAAAAGTCATTATTGGTACTTGGATTGACGATCTTATGTCTCAATATCCTGATAGAGTCAAGAAAGAAAGTCCCGTATCACGAGGTCCTGATGATATGGAAATGGAAATTTTGTACCTCGAGTTTCCAATGTATATTCCTACATGTGATGAGTCTGGATTTACTAGTTGGGGTACGATTCGAGCGGTTACTAGACATTTGCCGACGGAATATCTTTACAAGATTAGAACAGAGACTGGACGTGATGTGGTTACTGCAGATACTGAATCGGTACTTGTATATGACCCTGACAAGGATCAATTAGTCCCTCGTCAAAGTAGACTAGTGAAGGTTGGTGACCTAATGCCGTGCGATGATTGCTTGTGCAAACCCAATTGTGGTATCAAAACATGGAATCCAGTTAGACAATCAAAGCGAATGTTCAATAATGTAATCCTTGAACCGGTCATTTCATGTATTCGTGTGCCGTCAGACGGCAAGAAAGTCTACGACTTGACAGTAAATCCTACATTGAATTTCATGCTTGCAAACGGTCTCATTGTGCGCGATACATCCGAAACGGGGTATACTCAGCGTCGTGTTGTGAAATCGTTGGAAGATGTCGCAGTGCGATATGACGGTACTGTGCGTGACTCGGTTAATAACATTGTGCAATTCATGTATGGCGAAGATTCTGCGGATGCCACATTTATTGAGACACAAGAATTCAAAATAATTAATTATACTCTTGCGGAAATGGTTTCAACATTCAAACATGAGCAGAGTTCTGCGAAGATTCTCGATCAGGAATATCAACAATTACTCGAAGATCGAGACTTGTTACGAAGAGTGGCAATGTATCGCGATTGTAATAATGCCAAGGCAAAGGAAACAAAGTTCCCAGTACCAGTTAATATTAATCGCATCATGGAACTTCGCAAATATCAAGTCCCAATCATCAACCAGAATGATGAATCAGAAAAACTGACGCCAGAACTTATTATACAACTTGTAAGTCAAATGCTTGAACGATTGCCGAGAATAACGAAGTTATTTGAAATTCACGTGCGTTCGAATTTGGCATCGAAACCATTAATGCAACTTGCGACTAATGGCAAATTGACAAGAACTCACTTTGAAATCATTCTCGATGAAATTGAATTAAAATATAAGAGTTCATTTGTTAATGCCGGTGAAATGTGTGGTATCCTTGCTGCTCAATCTATTTCAGAATTGACAACACAGCTTACGCTCAATTCATTTCACTCTTCTGGTATTTCGACGAAGAACATTACATTGGGTTTACCACGTTTGAAGGAAATTATTAACATTTCAAAGAAAATCAAGGGTCCTTCACTGAAGTTGCATATTCCAAATCCAGATGGTTCTGTGCAAAATTCTGACATTGATATCACAAATAGAAGTCTTAAGGAACTTGTCAAAAAGTCTCAGGTCGTATCAATTTCAAAGGGTCATTTTAATAAAAAGGAACCTTCTGTTCTCTCTGAAACACATAAGGAATTTCGACGAATGATTCAGTTTATGAGTGCAACAACGAGCGCGAGTGCGAGTGATTATTATCTTAAAATGACCATTGACGAGGCCATTTTAGAATCAAGTGGAATCACCATGTTGGATATTTTCAAGAAAATTATCACAAATAAGAAGATTCTTGACAAGAATATTCTAAATACAATTCACTTACATGTTGATGATGACAATGCCAACGACGACACAAGTATAGACGGGCCGTCGATTATTGTTTACCTCAAAAGCACTAACGAAAATGACACAAACGAACACATCATTGAGACATTGGAGAATATTGAAATTGATTATCTTAATAAGGTTCACATTCGAGGCCTTGCTGGTATTAACAAGATTTTCGTGGACGATAAGAAGGTGATCACGATTAAAGACGGCGAGTACCTTGAATCCAAATACAAATGCGTTGAAACCGACGGTACAAATCTGATAGGTTCATTCGCATTACCAAATGTGGAACATCGAATGACCATTTCAAATGATATTAGTGAAATCTTCACAGAGCTTGGAATAGAAGCAGCTCGCAAGGCAATTCTTAATGAACTTCGCATGGTACTTTCATTTGACGGCTCATATATTAATTACCGACACCTTTCACTTTTGGCCGACATTATGACGTACAAAGGCTCTCTGCAGTCATTAACGCGTCACGGTATCAACAAATCATCAGAGAATTCCGCTCTTGTACGTTGTAGTTTTGAAGAAACTGTCGAAATTTTAACTGAAAGTGCATTATATTCACAGAAGGACAATATCCGCGGTGTCAGTGAAAATATCATGTTGGGTCAATTGGCTCCTTGCGGTACTGGAATCGTGGATGTTCTCTATGATGATTCGGTGCATACATTTGACGAATATGTACCTAGTAGTCCTAGAAGACGTCCGAAGGTCTAAGTGACATTAAGTGACATTAAGTTTACAGAGGACACCGTAAAATATTAGCATGCATCGATAACAACGCGAAGAGCGTGATGAGATTCTTTTGTCAATTTGTGATCTTTACATGAGAAGAATTCTGATACGTGTTTATTAAAGGGATTTGTAATGGTGGCGTATTGACACGCTTTTTTATCACAGTGGTCACATTTTCTATTAGGCATTTTGATGCCACCACCAAAGCGCATTTTTCGGTGCGACTTTTTGTGCGATTTTCTATGCGATCTCTTGTGTGACTTCTTATGCGATTTTCGCACTTTCTTCCTGCGACCAAAACCAAGCATTTCATGCAATTTTGAATAAAGGTCTCTGGTTTGACCAGTTGCTCCATGTTTCTTTAATGACTTGTAGAGACCCATATATTGATCCCAACGTTCGAGCATTTTCTTAATTTCAGGTCTTGCATAATGATGCGCAGAGTTGCCATATGCATCCCTCGCATGGATATCAGCACCTGCTTTCAATAACATTTCTGCAATTTTCTCACTGTCGATACGAGTTAGTAGTCCTACATATATCAATGGAGTTGAACCATGAATATCTCTTGCATTCACATTGGCTCCGGCTTCTAGAAGTACTTTTACAACATTTGTGTTACCATTAAATACAGCAAGCATTAATGGAGTACGCCCAAGTGAATCATGACAATCAATATTAACAAATGGCAACAAGCTTTTTATTTCACGTATATCGTTAGCAACAACAGCGGTCAGCAATTTGTTTTCAAGTACAAGTTCAGCGTGTCGTTGACGTTTTGACATTTATATAATAACGAGATTTTTTCGATGTGGTCGTAAAAACCATGATTTTAATTTCATGCGACAAACGCCGCGCGCCCGTAATTTCCTAATATAAATTAATTAATAAAACCAAAAAACGAAAATAAAATCTCACAAGGTTACAAGTAACACATTAATAATGAACAATCCGTTAGATATTAGAGCGTCTATCGAAACTGCAACAATTCAAGAGCGTATCGAAATGATTGACGCGTTGTATAACAAATGGGTTATTACAGATTCAGATCAGAATGATAGTTTTTCGTGTTTAAAGTTAGTCGTCAAGAATTTGGGAATCCCAAAGATTGCCCATTTTCAAATGGGACTCTTTGAAAAATATATTTTAAATAGCATGACCGAGATTTCATTTTTAAGACTTTATACTCTAGTAATGGAAGACTCTCTTGGTTCGCGTGAACATGAACGTAATGAAATTACAACAAAATTAAATACGTTGACGAGAATTATTGTTAGTGTGGACAACACGATTCGATGTTTGTGTAATATGGAAAAGAATATTTTAGAAGATCAAGTTGGCCCAGATGATTCAAAAGAACTTTGTGAGTTCACTCCGATTGATACCACACAGAATAATAATTATCAAAATTTGTTGTTATTTCTACTCGAAACATTGGCTCGCAAAGGCTATCGCAGGTACAATGATGCGTGTTTTGAAAAAAAGTACACACCTGATGGATACGACACACACTGTTGGACAAAAGCAATGGACCTTGAAAAGTTTATTTACAGTTCAGCGAAGAAAGATTCTCATTATGAAATGTGGTACAATATGACAAGTGGAAAAGGCAATGTTCCTGCTGCGGTAGAATATCTAAAACACCATGAAGGTGTGGAATTTGAGGACATTACAAAAGATCGTCATGTGTTTGCGTTTAATGATGGCATCTACATGGCGTGTGTGAAAGAGGACGGAATTTATACGGATGAATGGCTCCCGTACGGTTCGAAAAAAATTAGTTCGGGACTTGTAAGTGCAAATTATTTTAATTTGATGTTTGATGAGTCAACAAGACCTCGTAAAGACGATCCAGATTATCGTTACAATCAGTGGTTTAATATAATCATTGACAAATGTCCATTACTTCGAAGTATTATGGAACATCAAAAGTGGCCCGATGATGTACAACGGTGGCTTTGTATTATGCTCGGTCGTTGTTTGTATGATGTGGGTGAATTGGATGGTTGGCAAGTGGTCGCGTTTTTGTTAGGTCAGGCAGGTTCAGGTAAGAGTACAATTATTAACGCAATTCTGAAACGTTTTTATGAACCATCAGATGTGGCAACCATGTCAAATAACATCGAAAGTCAGTTTGGTCTACAAGGTATTCATGGTAAATTTCTATTCATTGCACCAGAAGTCAAAGCGAATTTCAAACTAGAACAAGCTGAATTTCAGTCGATTATTTCTGGTGAATCTGTTTCAGTCGCTGAAAAGTTTGGTGAAGCCAGAACTCTTGACAAGTGGAAAGTTCCAGGTATGTTTGCAGGTAACGAGGTACCTCAATACAAGGATAACTCTGGTTCTATTAGTCGTCGTTTGTTGACTTTTCTTTTTAATGAAAAGGTTCGCAAGGGAGACACTCAACTCTCGAACAAGTTAGAATTTGAAGTGGCATATATTTTACATGCGTGTAATCGAGGATATCTTGAAACAGTGAACAAATATGGTGCCGAAGATGTGTGGAATATTGTACCAAAATACTTTTCAGATTCTCGAGACGAAATGGCGGAAACTACAAATGCGTTGACTGCGTTCTTTCGCTCTGGCAGACTTATTCTTGGAAAAGAAGAATTTTGCCGTGAACATGAATTTATCGACTCATTTAACTTTTATTGCAAAGAAGTTGGTTACGACAAACAACGTTGGAACAACCAATATTTGCTTGGACCATTCAGTAATTTTGATGTTAGAATGGATAGAGGTCGTCGCAACGGTGTTGTTGGCTCCTTTATCATTGGTTGTTCGATTAATAAGAATTACAAGGCTGATATGGAAGCTGCCGCAAAGGCTGCAGCAGAAGCAGCTGCTGGTAGCGCAGCATTCCGCGAGGACGATAGCGATAATGACAAAGACAAGGACGATGATAAGAAATCAAAGAAAAAGCTTGTTAAGAAGCCTGAGAGCAAGACCGAGCGAATCGAAGACGATGATGTTATGGAAGAAACTGATTAAGAAACGAATGTGTCATAGTTTCACAGAACGATTGCGCAAAAACACAAGAAATATCATTCGTGATATCTTTCAAATTTTACAAATTTTCTTGTTGTCTAATATTACATTGTCTTATCTTATATTTTGTCTTATATAACAAGAATGACATCTCAAAATATCGTGTTCCAACTTCATAAAATCTTTGAAAAATATTACGAAGTTGGTCTCGTAAAAGAGATCAGTCGAGATGATGTAACTGAGTTTAATTTGTGTTTCGATAAAGCCTCTATTGAAGAACTACACAATGACTCCGATTTCATAGATATCAGTGTTGGTAGCGATATCAACTTTGTTCTTTCAAAAAACATTCCGGAAATTGGTCTAGTATCTATGTTAGTTCATTCATGGGCTCAAGAGAGTTACTCTTTCAAGTTTCGACATGGACCTGCAAAAATGACTCATCGAGAAGAGCCGTACAGGTTCTTCTATGAAGAATGTGACGTTGTTGAGTTAGATGGCGGTCCTGCTGAGTCTTCGCAAGGAACGCTTCGAACAGTCCACAACATAGTTACGAATGAGAAACGACGAGACACTGAAAAATATTGGCCAGAGGACATTATCATTTTGCCAGATTTCAAAAATGCGATGAAGTTTTTTCAAGACGATAACAGCTATGATCCATTCAAAATTTGTACACCACGCAATATTTTTTACTGTGACACAGATGTTGACAACAACACAGTACTTGTTCGATTAACCGACACTCAAACGAAGAAAATTGCGACATGTACTTGGGCAGATATTGGTCCTGGATATTATGTCCAAAAATGTCCTGAAATGTGTGAAGAATTAATAAATCGAGGTTATGTAATGAACAGTTATGGAAGGCGCCGTGGTGGTCCTGCCGCTGCTGCTGCTGATTATGATAGAAAAAAATCAATTAGCAGTATTAAAAGAGATGATCCCAACCTGATTGAATTATTGGAAGATCCGGCGTATAAAGACTGCTGCACAGAGGTTGATATAATGGAAGTTCCCGAACATGCGATTACTACTTATCGTAATCGAGGTGATTACGAAATTGTTGAGAGTTATTTGAAATTATTTTAACAGGCGAATTACATTACAAGAACAAAATGTGCTAAAAACAGAAGACGGTAACACGATTAGTCGTGAATATAAGACAATTCATAAGACCGATAATCATGACAGACGATAATAGGACTATGGTTTTCAAAACAATTTCGTGGCATGCAATGGACGTTCACGAACCGATTGAGGAACCTTTTGTGCAACAGAAAACATCATTATTGGCAAGAAAGAAAAAAGAAGATGATGTTGATCGAGAAAATGTAAGTCATCACATTTACATTTTTGGGAAAACGAAGAATAATGAGGCCTTAAAGAATCTTTATCGTGCAAATAATCCTGACACGGATATTCCAAGTCCCAGTGGTGCCCTAGTCCCGTTCCCTGAGCCAAAAGACAAGGATCATGTTTCAGTATGTTTGCACGTGACAGGTTTTAGACCATATTTTTATATACTTGTTCCAGATAGTTTTACAATTAATACTGCGGAAAGACTCTGTCGATTTTTTACCGATAAAGTCACTAATTTTGTAAAGTGGCGTGCAACCGAAGACAATGTTGCTGTTCGAAATGTTTCTATCGATTTTCAATTAATTAAGAAAAAGAAGTTGTTTCCATATACTGCAGGGCGCCAATTCAAATTTATCAAACTGACATTTAATAACACACTTGACATGAACTATCTCAAGGGTCACATTAAGAAAAATGTCATCAAATTTGATTGCAAGGAATATCAGTTTGAAACATATGAATCACGTGTAGATTCTTTAATTAAATTTATTCATGTTCGCGATATTAATTCAACAGGATATGTCAAAGTATCAAACTTTGCATGTGAAGACGAACTTGGTCCATATACAACAGATATTGCAATTACGTGTGATTATAAGGACATTGTGAAAGCAACACACAATGATTTGGCCGAAATGTTAGCCCTTGATCCAGTAGCGGACAAAGCCCTCATTGACACATATACTGTACCGCTAACAGTTGCAAGTGTAGATATTGAAGTCATTTCTGAAGACGGGGAATCATTTCCTGATCCGAAAAAGTTGGGCGATAAGATTTACGTTATTGGTCTCTCATTTTGGACATATGCTTCCGATAAACCGATTGAGAAATATGCTGTTGTTCTTGGTGAATGTTCAAGTATTCCAGGTTCAACAGTAATTTCATGTCCAACCGAACAAGATCTTTTGATTAATTATAGTAACTTGATTAGTAAACTTGATCCGGATATTATTACTGGGTATAATACATGGCGTTTTGATGAAAATTATATTGCAGAACGATACAAGATTCATGGAATTGAAATGCATCAAAATAAATTGTCACGATTAACATCGATTGATACCAAATTGGTGTCACGTCATCTGAGTTCTGGTGCAATGGGTGATAACGAATTTCAAATGTATGACTATTATGGCCGCGACACAACCGATATGATGTTTGCAATTCAACGTGAGCACAAATTAGAAAAATATAGTCTCGAATTTGTGTCAACTGAATTTTTGGACGAACACAAAAATGACATCAAGATTCACGAAGCATTTGAATATATGTCAAGTGGAGATCCTGACAAAATGAGAATTGTAGTAGAATATTGTATTCAGGATACTGTGTTGCCGATTAGATTAATGGATCATTTGTGTAATGTGCCGAATTCACTTGAAACCGCAGCGACGACATATGTCCCCAATAATTGGTTGCTTCAAAGTGGTCAACAAATTAGAATTTTTACGTTAATGTGCAAATATAGTAAACAAAAAGGGTTTCTTATTCCAGATCACGTGCCATCGACTGACGATGAATTTCAAGGAGCTACCGTGCTTGATCCCAAAATTGGTGCCCATCATTGTCCAGTTGCAGGTCTTGATTTCGCCGGTCTATATCCAAGTATTATGATTGCGCACAACATGGATTATTCAACGATTGTTCTAGATGATGCAATGCGTAATTTACCAGGTGTTAATTATGAAACCATTGAGTGGGACGATACTCTCGAGGATGGTTCCATAAAACATTTTAGTTATACATTTGTACAAGATCCCGATAATTCATTTGAAAAACCAGAGAATCCGAAACATATCTTTGAACGTGGTCCGAAGATTCCGAAAGAATCATTGGACCCTAACAAGTGTTATATTGGTGTTTTACCTGCGATTTTAATTGACTTACGTGCTGGTCGTGCAAACACAAAGAAACAGATGAAAAATTATGATCACAAGAGTGTCACTTACGCGGTTCTTAATTCGAAACAGTTGGCTCAAAAAGTTACCATGAATTCTTCATATGGGTTTACTGGAACTGGTTCAAACGGAATGTTGCCATTGAAAGCAATTAGTGCGTCGGTCACTGCTCGTGGTCGTGCAATGATTGAACACACAAAGAATACTGCTCAGCAATATTACAAATGCGAAGCTTTGTATGGCGATAGTGTTGCTAAAGATCAATATGTCACAATAAATGCTGGCGTAGGCACTAGTAGTATTGGAACTAAGGTTCGCATTGATCAACTTGATAAATATTGTGGCCTCAGGTGGTCCAAATATAATCCTGCTGAGGACAATATTCGAAGTGCAGTGATGCCATTCAAGAGTAGTGACAACATTGAGAAAGAACAGTTGGATATTGAGACCTCGAAACCAAACAGGTACATGGCAATGTCTGCAACAGGACCGAGTCCGATTCTACGAGTTATTCGACACAAGACTCCAAAACAGTTATATCGAGTTTCTGTGAAAGATGCCGACGGCCAAATGCGCCATGTGGTTGTCACCGAAGGTCACTCTTTGATAAATAGTGATGGTCATCTTATTACCGCTGAGAATTTGAAGGTCGGCTCAAAATTGATGCACTGCTAAGTGATTTGAGCATCGCGAACTGCTAAGTGATTTGAGCATCGCGAAAAATAAAAATCACGTAAGCGCTTGTCATGAAATTATATAATGACCGAACAAAATTCAGGGCCGCTAACTAATCCCTTTCAAAATCCCGACACAATCGACCCCGAAATGAATTCCCAAACAAAGGATTTCCTTCGTGACCGCTTCAAAAACGGTCCAGTGGATTTTTTTGATTTTCTTAAATATATCTCTGCAGCATTAGAGAAGAAAAATGTGAATCTTGCAAAAATCATGGCATATTATGCATGCAATGCCGTGATTAGTAACCCAACACTGACTTATGACAAGAAAAAAGAACTTATCCACGAATTGTGTTATGGGATTGTTTCGGGATCAACCGAGGTTGACGAAACGGCAATTAATGAAAACTTGTAAAAATTACTGCAAATAATAACAGGTATCTACTGTGGGTGATACGAGTAGTAGTTCTTGTTTTCATTATCAAAATCAGTGAAAATCTCTGGTCCACCGTATTCTAATAATAAATTCAGGATTTCTTCACGATTTTTTGATAGATAAAATATAGGTGTGCGCCCAATCTGATTTTTAATTCTGGTGTTTGCACCAGCTTTTAACAGTTCTTCAACAAACCTAACGGTTCCGAAAATAACTGCTTTATGTAATAACGTTTGACCAAAACGATCTTGTTCATTTATTGAATATCCCTTCGCCATCATAGAGTGAACTTCATCAATGTTCTTGCATAGATTTATCATAATCTTTCTATTATCTAAAAATTAATATATCAATTATTTTTAGAAAACGAACGATCGATATGAGAGCACCATTAGACGACCCAAATTTAATAAGAGATACTCGAAAAACCATTTTAGATAATATTGATGATAAGGAGGAAAGTCTTACGAGCGGTGTTATGCCCGGTTATTTTAAATATTTTGTGAAAACAATGGACAAGAAACTTCGCCATTATAATCGTAAATTTGACCAACCGATTATACGAATAAATGGTACGTTGACTGAAATTGGTTCATATGGTGATGGTCTGTTTGAAAATGTGTTCGGCCAAAAACGCCGCAAGGTGTCCGGTCAAGAAGCTTTTAGAAAAATTCCAAAAAAGACAGCAAAGAGGTCTCGAAAGTCACCTAAGAAGACAGCTAAGAAGATCTCGTCGAGGTCTCCGAAAAAGAATATTGGAATCCGAAGAAAGAGCCTTCGCAAAAAATCCACGAAGAAGATCACAAAGAGGTCGCCGAAGAAGATCACAAAGAGGTCGAAGAAGATCACGAAAAATAACTTGCGATAACATTTGTTGCTGATACGAATAAGACACATTCGCAAATGTCGAGAGAACTTCATACATTTAATTGCAAGAAATGTGGCAACATCGCAACCGAAGTAGATGACTATGATGACTATGAACAACAACTCACTGTCGATGGAACTAATGCTAAATGCTTTACATGTAAAAGTGACCACCTTTTGTGCGACGAGTGTATGGAACCAATGAGACTTGTATCACATGAGGGTTTCTTTGATACCGGACGAATATATTGGCGAAAATTAAACTTGTACACAGACGCACCATACCCCTACCTTGATTATTGTTTAACCAACAATAAGAAACATATGATTCCACAATATACAGAAAAATCGTCTGAATTTCATACAGAAATACAAAATTACAAAGAAGAATATGAGGAAAAATACAGGTTTTTATGTCGTCCCGATGAATGTCTGTATTACCTAACGGTACCGGTTTATTATCACTGCGAGTTTGATCCATTATTCTTACCAGAACCAAAAGTATTTCTTCCAGAAATCCCAATCGACGAAGCAATGATATACAAAATTTATGACTACATGGGCCTCTCATTACTCTTACACGGTCCAGATGGTGGTATGCCACACGACTGGTGTTGTGACAACAAAGAGTGTACAAAACATGGTATCATCATTAGTCACACTAATAAATAAATCCAAATAAATATTACTTGGCCTAAACATGTGTGCTTCATTATGAAAATCATGAAAATACATCACTTTGTCGACGAATATGACATCATCGAGCACGATTATGCATCAATGACCACAAGACAAAAAGTGAAGCTGTTTCAAGAATCTTGCAAAAATGGTCAGACCGACATTGTTGAAAAACTTATTGAGATACTTACTCCAAATATTTCAAATGGTTATAACGAGAGACTTAGTTACAACAATTTCAAACAAGGCTTTGAAGATGCTTGTTTGAATGGCCACGTCGACATTATCATATTAATCTTTAAGCATTGGTCAAATCTTAGATATGACTCACAAGCATATAATAAGGGCCTCGTGTACGCAATTAATGGTGGACAATATCGAATGGCGGAATTTATGTTAGATCATGGTGCCAAGTACGATGATATACCTTTCAATAAGCCCAAAATGACATACACCGATTTGAAAGCTCTTTCGAAAAAGTATCAGGTGCGATTTGAGGCCTTGATTTGCAAACATTATCTGAGAGCATATTTGCAAGATTATATTATACAAATACAGGAAACAGGTATTTTGCCAGACGCTGTTGTTCTTCATTGTTTTAGTTATGCATTATTTTCTGAAAGGAACAATCCTTTGTACGATGCAAATCGAAATTACATCACCGAAGTGTATGCTAGACAATATCAAAAACAAAATTATCGAATGAATTTTAATCATCCAATTGATGATCTTATTTGGACTCTTCAGCGAAATGTTACGACGATTCCTGGTACAGCTTATAACGATTGGTTCAACTGGTCACAAAATCGATAGGTCACAAAATCGACAAGTCACAATTTTCGATATTGATATTCACCTCGATAAACTTGTCAAAATCCGTACCATGTTTCATTACAAATTGTTCTACTTCTGCTCCAGTCATGGACATATTCGATCCGCGCAACAATGTTTCTTGTTCAGAACTTATGGAGAAACCATAATAATTAAGCATTTTAATTGTATTATCAATGTTGAGAGGACCAAGTTCGAGCTTGAAATCAATTCTTCCAGGTCGAATAAGAGCCTCGTCCAACTTCTCCGGGTGGTTTGACGTAAATATCATCACACGACCTGGACAATCGATTACGCCATCAATTGCATTTAAAAGTCCAGCAAGAGTCAACTTGTCATCAACATCGTCATCAATATCAACACTGTCTCCGTCTTTGCCGCCTCTCTTTGACTTTTTATTTTTCTTTATCATTTGTTCGGTCAATATCTGTTCAATTTTCACAATCGAACTATGCTCAGAATCTGAATCGGTACAATCGGTTGTTGCATCAGATTCTGATTCAGAAGCATTTCTTTTTAAAACAATTGGGCCAACGGCGTCAATATCTTCGATTACAAATATCAAATCCTTATAATCAAAGGTCATCCAATAATTATTGACAAGATATCTAAGGTCATACATAACAGTGAATAATTGTTTATTTGTTTTTATTTTTGACAAGTTAATGTTTACAATGTGTCTATCAAGGCTATTTGCAAGAGCTTTGATAATGGACGTTTTCCCAGTTCCTGGAGGTCCGTGCATTAGAATACCAATGCGATGTTGCGTACTCGGCAAACTAAAGATGCCCTTCTTTTGTATAAATGTGTCTATCGCAGTAAGAAGGACGTCTTTGTTGTTAAAAAAGATTGACTCGAATGTTTTTGAGTTTCGCAGGGCATAACTGTCAGATGACACATATGCCTTGTTATCTTCTGGTGTAAAGATCTTGCTAATATTTATGTAAAATCTTGATTCGCGCTTGTTCAAAAAAGCTTCATAACATTCAATGACACTTTCAATGAACGTGCTGATAATGTTATATCTCGACGTTAGTGTATACGTTGTCTTTTTCATTATACTAGTTTTTTCAGTGGCACCGGCATTTGTTTCATTAACGTCAATGTATAACCAGATTTTCTCATTACTATCATTTTTGTAAATTTGTATCCATTTATATTTTGTAGGCACGAACGTGTTTCTATACTTGTTGTTAACATATTTATGAACCATGTCATATTGATTTGTTTTAGTAATGTTGTTTTCAACATAATAATTTATTGCATTTTGGAGATAATCATTGTTGTCTAGAGGACTTGCTTGTCTACCCACACATTTTTCACTCTCATTAGTAATTCGAATGGTATACTTGTAAGTTGTGAAATAATTCTTGACTTTGTGATAAAGATTTGTAATATGTGGCATCAGAAAGGTCAACACCGGTATGAACATAACAAATGTTTTGATATGACTTGATTCCAAATCTTTGAAACCCATCATAGTCATTAACATTGGCAACATTTGGGTAAGATCGTTGTTGTTCATTTTCGGTCCTTGTTGTTAAGTGTCTTGTAAAAAACAACCCCGACACGGACCTTGTGAAATTTTGCAAATCATCATTTATAATGCTCTCAGGAAAAATATTTGCTAGTTATAAGAAAAGAAACAATGGGACCGCGCTCTGCTCGCAAATCAGCAACAAAGAAAATGGACAAGAACGAGATTAAAAACATGATGGAAAAGTTTGACGTAATTATGGACGAGTACGTCAACGAAGGTTCCAATCTAGAGTCACTAATGGCTCTCGAAGATATGCTTGAACGCAAAGGTGCTCGAAGTGCTAGTCCACCATCTGTTAGGTTCACTGGACCCAAATCTAGCAAAAAGCGCAGAATGTCATTTGGCCGACGTAAATCGCGTAGATCCTCAAAGAGATCGATGCGAAAGCGTAGCCACCGAAAACGCCGTTAAATAATTATAAATGGGATTCGGTAAAGCATCAAAAACGATATAACATGAAAAAATGAACGCACTAGTACGTTTATTTGTTTATATTATTCAATTTCACATTCTAAATATGACCAGTACGTCAAACAAAAATCCAGAACTTAACTCAACAAAGATTCTTGATTTGATTCCAGGAAAGATTGAACCGATAGTTGGTTCCATTAAAACTGTGTATATTGATAACTTTCTCAGCGAAAAACACATTTACGATGGTAGAAGATGGAATCCGGCATGTCGATGGGACATGTGTACTGAAGAACCAACGCATAACGAATTGTGTGAAGAACACAACCTTTGTCAGATTAGGATAAATGTTGAAGGTGAAATTATTGTAAAGGGTCCGAGAAGATATCGTTGGACAAGTAACAAATGGATTATGATTTGTAATATTGGTTTTTGTGAAGCGCCTGCGTGCAATAGTGGTTATTGTAAAAAACACAATAAAAAGAGTTTAATGGCTGGACCCACAATGTACTCCAGCCAACAAAGCTTCGCGAATATTTACAATATGGCGAAGAATCAAGTAGTTATTGGTAGACAAAAGCAACAAAAGATCTTAAAAGAATTAAGTAAGAAGACTGGTAAAAGTGTTGTCAAAAACACGGACACAAATACTGAAAAACAATCAGAAAATGGTGAAGAATAAACAAAAAATGGTGAAGAATAAACAAAAATTTAAAAAGATACCTCTGCGAGATTTCTCAAGCACATCATAAATAAAATCGCGCAAAAAAAAATCGACTCTAATTCGGGTCCAGTCAAAAGCAGATACAAACAACTAACAACAAAATGGTCAAGATTGTTTCCAAGGATAACGTTGAATTTGAGATTTCCGAGTTTGCTGCTTCAAAGTCAAAACTATTCACTGATATGATTGGCGATGACTTTGACAGTGATCAATCTATTCCCATGGCTCTTGTTGATTCGGAAGTTTTTACCGAAATTATCAAGTACATGGAACGCCGTGAACCAGAAGAGATTGAAAATGATGCTGATGGAAATCCTGTGACTGATGAATCGTTGCAAAAGTACTGCCAACACTACAAGTTTAACATCGAGAGACCTTTGCGATCAAACGATGTGAATGATTTCAAGGATATTCCTCAATTTTACCGAGCCTTTGCAAAGACTTTGCACGACAACCCCAAGTTGTTGGTGCGTGTAATCAACGCCGCAAACTATCTTGATATGGGAAATCTAGTTGAACTTACATGCGCGACTATGGCGTGTCTTATCAAGAAGCACACTCCCGAGAACCTTCGAAAGATTTGCGGAGCTGAAGAAGAAGTCACTGCCAGTACCGAGGCCACTGGCACTACAACAGAAACTACTGCTGCAACCGTCGGTTAAATACATCGAGTAATTAGGAGTTGATAACGGCGCTGAGTCTTAGGACTCTCTTCTAATTTATTTTATTCAACTTTGCATATTCTTCGTATAGTTCAATTGCTTTTTCATTATAGGCACGTGCGGCATCCAGTTCATTCTTAAACCTGCCTAACCAATAATTTATTCCATCTTTTGCAACTTGTGCTACATATTTCTCACGTTGTTTATCAAATGAAACCCCGTGGTACACAGAAGTAGTCTTTGTCAATTTCTTTCTATTGTGATTGTTTAATGAACTATCACTTACTCGTAGATTAACTTTTCTGTTATCTAGTGGATTGTTATTTATATGGTCAATTATACTACAATCACCATTTTTTGCACCCATTACATGTCTATGAATATACATGTTTGTATCTCCGTCACGTCTCGCAACATAACCATTGCTGAAAGACCATCTGAATTTATTTAATTCAAAATAAATATCATCATCCACTATACATTCAACAAGAGTACCATTAGTGTAAACTTCTATAATTGCATAACCATCTGTATTTCTTTTAATAATATCACTTCTGGATTGTTCCAATTGCAATTCTAGTTCTGCTTTTTTCTTATCATATGCCTTTATCGCATCTTCTTCCGTATTATATGTGCCGACAGTAATTCGTTCATTATTAAAACCAATTGATGCAAAGAATTTTCCATTTGATCGTTGATATATTGACCTTGAATTGACAACTCTTTTTTTACAAGGTTCAATAAAGTCATCGGGTTTTGCAACATTATTAATTTTATATTTTGTCCCAAATTCTTTTGTCCTCAATACATCATACCAATATGCAGCATGTTCTTCTTTTTCAAATCTAAATGTTTCTTTTTTCTTTTCCTTGTCTAGAAAAGAACAAACCCATATTTTATCTCTATTATCCAAATAAACACCTAAATATTTAGATGTTGAATTTTTTTCTTTGGATTTATTCATTGCATTTTCAGAAGGTGTTGCAAAACGCAGATTTTCTATTCTGTTGTCCAACCTGTTATTATTAACATGATCTAGCCTTGGATCTCCTTTTTTAGCACCCATTATAAATCGATGCAACAATCCCTTAAAATCTCCACAAGTTCCATTTGCGTATCCATCTTTTGATAGAGACCATCTGCCTTGCATGACTCTATCATAATCAGCTTCGTTAATTATACTGTGTGCTACAGTTTCACCTTTTCTATTTCGAAGAGGTACTTTGCAACAAGGGCTCTCGAGCGATAGCATTTTTATTTTTTTCAAACGTCTCTATGGTACTTATTTTTTATTTCAAGACACTTACCGGACTTCGAAAAGTCATGTCAAAACCTTCGCAATGTTACTCGCTATTCTTCGCTTCCAAATTCATTGCGTAGTATTCTTCAGGACTTCTGATAATGATTGGATATTTCTCATGAAGCATGGATGCCATAATCATACAGACTTCTTGTACTTCAGTTTCATTACCTGATTTCTTTAATCGACCAATGAATAATCGATGATAATCTTTCAAATTCATTGTGTAACTAATCGTTGTGCATTTTGCACCAGGAGCAAGAATGTTAAAGAATTCATTAGAGTCACTTGTAACTGTTCTTAATACCGATTCGTATTTCTTTCTATATTCGACAGCCTCTGTAATGTATATCTTTTGCCATTCTAAATCTTCCGGGAGACCTTGCAATCGATACAAAGTATCATTTTTCGCCTTGGTTTTACTGCTTGTAATTCTCGAAAATCGTGCTTCGGTATGTGCAATAAGTTCCAACGAGGTCTCAAGACCAATACCTGCCAACAAGAACGTCACCGAAATTCCTGCCCAAACTGACAAGTGTCCAAGGTCGTGTGTGATCTTGTTTACATAACCATTTAATGGTTTCTTTTCATTATTAAAACTCAAATAGGTCAATCGAGCATTAAATTCGACAAGTTGATTTATTGGCTCTTCTTCGGTCAAATTCAGTTCTTGTTGGAAAAGAGCTATCGCTTCAGGACTCACAGTGGTTTCGCTGAGAATCATAATACCAGGCTTCGTTACGAAGACCTCATCAGTAATGACACCGCCAGCGCTCTCAACAATCTGTTTATGTGTTTCCATTTGATACTTGCAAGTTCTTTGATAGAGTCTTATTCGAGAATTCTCGCAGTCATACAGCATAAAAAATTTTGCGATTATTGTATAAAGATGTCCAACGGACGACCGCTCATATCGAATACAACATTTGCATTCTTTTTCCTTGTAATAATTGTCATGATTTTCCTTGTATACAACAATCGTGAAAATTATACTGAAAACCCAAATGTGCTCGATAAATCTGTTCCAGATCCAAATTGTGCATGTGTATTTGATATCGACGAAACAATTACGTGCGGACTACCTAATGCTGCAAAGGCCGTTGAAACATGCAAAGAGCATAATTGCAGATTTGCATTGAATACTGCACGCGGTGCCGCATATTACGAAGATGTCAAATTTCATGAAATTGGTCTTGATCCTAATTTAATCAAGAACGATGTTCATATATGGAACCAAAATGCAAAGGCTACATATGCTTCACAAGACGATATGCTAAAAGAAATTGCAGAGAATAAAGTTGCAGGCCTTGAAGAACTTCAAAAAAAGTATTCTGTGCCGAAACACAGAATCATATTATTTGATGATAATAATAATAACATAACAAAGGCACAAAAATCTGGATATGCAGTTGTTCATGCCGCAAACGCTGGTCAATGTGGCCTACCAAACAATGTTCAAAAAATTATTAGTGATATACTTGATGAATAGAATTATTAAGTGCGCTAATACAACATATTGTATTATATACGATGAATCATAAAGAAATTTTCGACTTGATAAATTCAGGAAATTACGAGGATAAACTTTATGAAACCGTTAATTGTACGATAAAGGCCATAAATGATGATCCTCTTGCAATGCGTAATTATGGATACTTATGGGAACATTATTGGAAAGATTGTGAAAAAGCAAAAGAATGGTACACAAAAGCAGCAATTATGAATAATATTCCTGCTATGAAAAATTTAGCATGGCTCTTCATTACTTGTTATAAAAACTATCAACAAGCAGAAGAATGGTTTAAGAAGGCATCGGAATTAGGTGATAGTCATGCTATGTGTAATGTGGGATATTTATATTCGGTTGTTTATAAAAATCCTGATAAAGCAATAGAATGGTTTACAAAAGCATCAGAATTAGGAAATTGTGTCGCCATTGGGAATCTTGCAATAGTGTACGATGAAGAGTATGAAAATTATGAAAAAGCAAAGGAATTATATATAAAAGCAATCGAACTTGGAAATAAAGATATAGAATATTATGGATATTTAAAAAGACTTGATAGTAAAATTAATGCAATTACGTTAACCAAAATGTATCAAAATCCACTAATAGATGACTGTGCAATTTGTATGTGTCCATTAAAATCAAACAATGTATTAGTTTTATGTTGTGGTCACAGTTTTCATGCAAAATGTATTCTAAATAAAATCGAAAAATGTCCATATTGTAAATATCAAATAACCATGAATTAGAGACTTATTCAACAGAACAAACCCAGAGCCTTCGTTGGGTATAAAATAAACATTTGCTAAAGAAATTCTTTGGTTCTTCAGCAACAGTTACTGTAAAACGATATGTGCAATAATAATACTTGGTAATTGACCATACAACAAGTCTGGTATTATCATCATTGTAATTGTCGTCGAGATATTTTTGAATGATTGATTTCAATTGTTTTGTAGTATATGGGTAGCCATTTGACCACAATAAATTTGGATATTGTTTTGGTGTATAAACAAGTCTGAAGACACCGTCATTGTAATTGCTTGGTGCTAATAGTTCCTTTGACAGCCAATTTTCTAAAAGTGGTATGTCTTCGCTGAGCATTCTATGTAAGGTATCTCGAGTTTCTTGTTCTTTGTGCAATCTTGTGCTCTCTTGGACATCGCGACCCTTGGTCACTAATTTGGTTGCGTTCATGATTATTGCTTCTTGTTTAACAACGACATGAAATGACGGGCGCGATTTTTTTGTGAATTTTTCGGGTCACTAGGAACTACTGTTATGAGTCATCGTATGTCAAACACTCATAAAGAACCCGAATTACCTAATCCAATTCACGTAGAAAGTCCTTGGGAGAATTCTGATGGGACTCCTAAGTATGGACATATCGAACCGGATTTATCAAAAAAACCAGTTCCAGGACTTCTTAGTCTTTTTATGAAACCGCGCGACAAATGGCCAGGAGTTCAACCAGCCGAAGAATTCAGGCCATTGTATCATACTTCTCTTGGATTTATTGCAGGTTCGTGTTTTGGTTTTAATACCGAATTAGCAAAACTTAATCAATCAAATAAAATGTGCTTGAGAACTATTTCGAGATACGGGGCTCATGGTGCTTCCGTGACGTTTACCATGTCACTATTGTCATCCGATTGGTTGCACAAACAATTTTATCCAGAACGCTACGCGGACTAAAGAACGTTCATTCACAACAAAGATATTCTTATTAATGACAAATGCTTGTCATCAATAATAAACCAGAACCATTAGAATGTTTTAAACAACAAGGTCTCTCGACATTATGCTGCGATGTTCGAGAAATTTCAAATTTGATTTCTCAAAGACCAATATATTATGTAAGTCCTGCGAATGTGCAATTATTCATGGATGGCGGAATCGATCTAATGTACATGAAAATGTTTGACGGCATTCAGAAACGCGTACAAACTCAAATGCGTAATTATCAAGAAACTCCATTGTCATTATTGGGAAGAAAATATTTGCCAATTGGTTCATCGATGCTTCATAAAATAAGTGATGGCGAAAGCCTCATTTGTGCACCTACAATGTTGTGGCCTCAAAAAATCGAAAAAACAAATAATGCATATCATGCAATGAAAGCCGTTTTGAAGATTTGGCCTGGAAATGGTCTTCTCGTTGTACCACTTTTGGGTGGCGGAATCGGTTCTATTACACCAGAGAATGTTTGTAAGCAAATACGTCGAGCAATTGCAGAATATACTGGCCCCGATAATGCGGCGATATCAAAATTGTTATACATCCCAGAAAATGTTGATGAAATTCTTCGCGAACAACCCAAATTTTATGAAAATACTGAATTTCTAAATATTGACATTTCTGAAATTATTAAACATTAATCGTGAAAAATTTGCAAGGATTACTTTTCAATAAATTTTAAGAGTCCTTGTTCGTATTCCCCAACAAATCTCTTTGGATCCATACATTTCATAAAAATGTGATGTATCGGTATTTGTCGTTTCATTTGTGCAATTTCGAAAACTCGTTTGATGTAGTCTTCATCGTTATTACAAATGAGTGACTTCAGGGTTTCTTCATATTGACTAAACTCGGGATTCTGTTTTGCGTCGTAAACCATTGCATTAAGAATTGAACCAGAAACTCGCGACACATGATCCCGAGACACATGATCTTGAGAAACATCTTTTGAACTTTCGGTATTCATTGTAACCACAGGTACATTCATGAAGAGACTCTCGCAAGTAATCGTTGTTCCAGAATACGGCCAAGTATCCAATTGAACATCCAACAAGTTAAATAGTTCAACATGTTCTTTGTACATTCCCGTACCATTAACGAGGAGAACATCGCTGCGACCCTTAAATTTTGCCGTCCACTCTGTTTTGACCTTCGGGTCGGTAAAGTATTTACTCTTCACAAGTAATATGCATTTTACATTGCGTTCCTTGAAGTAATCCAATGTAGCAAGCCACACACGAATTACATCTTCATTAATCTTTTGTAATTTGGCAAATGAACCTATGACTATATGATCCTCGAAGCCTTGAATGAATTTCTTCATAATATTCATGTCACCGGCAAACTTTGGTTTGAAACACAGAAACAATCGCGGCAACTTAATCAACAAATCCGATTCATTGAACTTTTCAGTATACTCATCGGTAACCCGGTAAACATTTCGAATACCAGTATTTCGAGGATATCCAAGGTATGAAACCAATTTGATTTTGCTGTCATCCTGTAAGCGACCGAAAAGGTCCAACTTATTTCCTGAAGTGTATCCCGAAAGATCAATTAGAACATCGATGCCATCATTTCTAATCATGTCCACAATTTTATCCAATGAATGGTTCTGAATGTGTCGATATTTGAGGTCGCGGCCAATATTACGAACAATCGATTCCTCATAATACTTTGTTGAATATGTGTACACTTCAAATTTATCCGCGTTGTAATCGTTGAAAATTGAATCACTGAAGATTGACACAGCATGGTCAATTAAATCACCTGACACATAACCGATTTTGTACTTGGTCTTTTTCGGCGCTGATGTGGCTACACTGGATTTTTGGCTAGATTTCGACGGATACAACAACGAGGACACAAACGAATGATACTCATCGATTGGCGAATGATACTTCGCGGTCTTTGCTACAGTTTCAATGAACTTCATCGTTTTCTTAGTTCCAGGACTTAGGTAATTGTAATTGCAGAGATTTTTAGGAACCTGATTAAAATAGTTTACGTTTAACAAAATGTTTTCATAACTGAGTACATGTTCAGGATCAACATCAAGCGACTTCAAATAAAATACTAGGGATTCGTATGGATCACCAATTGTGCTATGCACATGACCAAGATTCATCAAAATCTTTGCAATGATTTTTGGATCCTTTGTTGCTTTGAGACCATCATTAAATGTTTTAATCGCATCACTGACAAGACCACTTTCAAAGAGATAAACACCCTTGAAGTTATAAAATTCACCATCCTTTGGACAGTTGCAGAGACCCATGTCAATGTATTCTTTTTCCTTTTCCACATTCTTAATTTGTTTGTAAATCTGAATGAGACCGTGATATGCAACATTAAAATCTGGTTTGAGTTTTATACATCTCTCATACAAATCAATTCCCTTTTTATAATCATTGTAGTTTGAAAGGTATATGTATGCCAGATTATTATATGTGACTGGATCCTCTTTATACTCAAGAGCTTTGAGCATAAGTGGCATTGCAGAATCAAGAGGCTTTTTCTGGGCCAATGTAATGTACATTCTATGAAAATCTTCGTGAAGCATAGCTTTGAATTTTGCGGCATCTTTGTGATTTATGAGTTTTGGGGATTTTAGAAGTGATTCATGTCGTTTAATACATTCATAAATATCGTTTTCATTTTTAACATGGTTTAAACAATTTCGTGTCTTTTGAATAATCGGAAGCATTTCTATAAAACAAAAAAATTTTGAGCCTGAATTACCGAACCTGAAAACCAAAAGCAATTTGCTAATTTGAAATAACAAAAATGTCTAAAATGTCTCAAGCTCTTGTTAACACGACCTTTATCCAGGAAGAACTTGACAATTATGTTGAGTGGTTGCGCCAAAATGGCCCTAACGCTTTCTTGTCTGTGTTTGTTGGCTATACCGCACTTGCTCTTGTGATTCTTGTTTGGAATTGTATTTCGCAAGATCCATTGCGAGTTCCACGAATCGAGATTGGGACAGAAATCGATCTAGACGAAATAGAAGTCGAGGTTGACTCTGACGGATCTGTTGTTGAGTCTGAATCGATTTCTGATGCCGAATCTGACGATGATTCTGAATCTGATGACGGAACCATTATTCATGTTGACGAACTTGTTAGAGCATTCGAACAGATGAGCGAAGATTATGCAGAACTTAGCAAGGATTATAATGTTCTGATCCGAAGTTATGACAGATTGAAACATGACAACGAAGTTCTTAGACGCGAAGTTGAGTACATGCGCAATGATCTAAAGATGAGATTTGAGAATCTTGAAACAAAACTTGACTTGAAGTTTACCGCGAACAACTTTGACATTGTTTTGGATAAGTTGGCTCGACAAGTCCAGGGTCAGGGTCAAGTTTCTGCACAAGTTTCTCGTAGTCCAGTCTGTGTTCCCGAAAAGAAGGCTTTGCAAAAGATTGATGAGGAATTTGAGAACGGTCTATCAACTCCAAGCCGCAAACAGAGACCTGTTCGAAAATGTGCTCTAAATGTTGACTACTCCAAGTGGTTGAAGGATGAGTTTGAGGACGAAGATTATGATCGATATGATATGTAGCGATCAGGTAATTAGAAAGTAGTTGATTGAAGTATACATAACTAATATAATAAAAATTGAGCGTTCGCGTTCACAATTAAGTCATTATATTCGACGAAATTAAAGCTGACGCTTCTTACAAAAAACTCAACGGCCTGACTTTTCGGACCAAATTTGAAAAACCAAGAACAAGTCTTTATAAGATCTTTGCAAAATGTCCGCACAAGCATCAAATCCCCAAAATCCAGTGGTCGCTCCAGGATTTGAACTAGAACAAGAAAGCCATCAAGAACGAATCAATCAAAGAATTGCCCAACAAAACGAGGAACGCCAAGTCGCATTTACAACTCCAACAATGGGATTCATTTGTATCATTAACTTCTTTTGTTTGTCGTTCTTTGTTTGTTCATATGATCTTCGACACTTTTTCTTTATCAACTCTGTGATGTTCACATGTTTTACGGCTTATGCCAATCGTAAGCGCATTGGTCTTGATCTTTTCCTCGCATCATGTATTGGTGTTTTTATTTGTCTCTTTCTCATTACGTGGATTGTTGTTGCTAATCGAACGTGTCCCTCGGCCCCTGCGCCATGCCTCCGTGGGGCTTCGCCGCCATACACACCAACTTTAGCTCCATCGACCATGATGCCGACCGCAGGACCTACATTTGGACCTACAATTGTTCAATCGACTGGACCGACCGCGAGTCCTACACCAAAACAAACTTAATACATTTTTAATACATTCGTGTAATCAAAAAATACATTCGAAAAATACATTTCAAGATTAGTTTTGTAAGTGCATTCACAGGACATGTTTCTGCTAAAACAAAAAAGCCCCAAGTCTGTTTCAGAAGTAACAAAAGCAAAACAACCTTTTAAACCTTTAAATTCGAGTATCGAAAAATGAGACGCGTGGATTGGACAGAAGCCCTAACGGGTCACCTACAAGTTTCCGATGAAGATCGCCAAAAACTTCAAGAAGAACAACTCAAACGTCAGGAAAATGAATGGCGACGCCCAGTCATTAAGAAAATTGTCTATGAAAGTAGCACAACTCGAATTGAAAACGACGATTATCTTAGCGATGACGAAAACGATGGAGCCAACAACGATGTTCTCATTGACATCCTGATGTATTACTCAAAATGCGATCCAATCTTTGAATCGCTAAGTGTTACTGACTTGACTGAGAAGCATCGTACAAAGAACTATACGTCTACCGATCCAATCATTAATGAATTTGTTAATGATTTTTGTCAAGAATACTATGCTCGAGATCTTGGATCGCAGAGACCTGCTCGAGATCTTGGATCGCAGAGACCCAAAAAGAACAACAAGAACAAGAACAAAAATTACACTGATGAAGACAGACAATTAATTCTCAATAGAACAATTCATGCTATTGAGAAGAGATCTATCTTGGATACAAAGCATCGATCGAGAGACTTCTAAAATACAAGTGTTACAAAAATCACAAGTGCCTAGGCACTTTCTTTCATTATCAAAATACCTTTTCATTATCAAAACAATCAAAATGTCAAAACGAATCAAATCGGAAACTTCTCAGGAAGTGCCGCTCCGTCATAGAATGCCATATCTTATATTTGAAGACAACAGTCCTCAAAAATGCCAAGAATTCATTGACAGTATTACTGTATATGATCGCGATCAAGTCGCTATAATTGACTATGACGATAATCATTGGAAAGATAACTTGACTAAATACATTACGCATAAGACACTATTGTGTATTTTTAACAAAAGTCATAGATCAATGGCTTCAGCGCGATATACTGTTGCGGATATATGCACGAATTGGTATGCAGTTCACTTGCGACGCTTCACTGAAAAGGATCTCAGTTGCCAATATTATGATGTTCCCAAAAATAATGGCACATTTATACCAAAACCTGGCGAAGATACGGCAACATTTGCAAATAGAGTAGTCCAAACAGTAAATTCAAAAGAACTTGTATATGTCAGAAATGAAATCAAAAAAATTGAAAAAGAACGTGAAAGACTTAACGAAGAAATCGAGAAAATTGAAAACAAAAAATTGATATCGTAATTAGTGTCTCTTTTTGTGATGTTTCTTTGATTTCTTTTTGGATCTTCGGCGACCAAATTGGTATGAATTGTATGAACCATTGGAATCTTCTTTGTATGCCCGAACAATACCCGATTGACTTTTAATTATTTCAATATCAGATGCCGATAGCGGCACCTTATTTTGAATTTTTTGATAGATGCCGGCATAATTCTTCATGAGAGTACTTTTGTCAACAATCCAAACATTGTTAATTTCTTTTACCGGTTCTTCAATCTCTTCGATTTCTTCTACGACTTCTTCGACTTCTGGTTCTTCACCATCCGCAACCTCCGGTTCTTCTTCGATTTCTTCGACCTCCGGTTCTTCTTCGATTTCTTCAATCTCTTCTACCTCTTCCGGTTCTTCTTCCGCGACACTTTCAGTGTCTTCGTCGATTTCTTCCGATTCTTCAGGCGTAAAATACTTTGAAGACGTTGTCGAAGAAGTCTTCGAGGCCTTCGAGCCTCGTGCTGCTAATCTTGAATCAAGAGATTCCAAAGAATCATAGGCTTCATCCGTAGTACCAATTTTGAATAATATGTAAATGTCACACAATTCACGCTTGTTAAACACACCGAGAATGGTTTTTATCGATTTTTTGAAATCGGTGTAATGTGTTGCTTGAAAGACCTGGTAAAAAGAAAGGCCGCATTCCAGAAAATATTGTTCCAAGTCACTAGAACTTCTTGAAAATGGTTTCTTTCCAGTGTCCTTCTCAAGTGCTTCAAGAAAACGGTCTTTGTTACTAGACCCCAGTTGTTCAAACAACAGAACTGGATTAATAATCAAACGATTGTTAATTTTCTTCATGAGCAACTTCAAGTTGGTCGCAAATTTATCAGTCAAAATGTTTAGTAGTTCCTTTCGTTGCTGATTACCAAAAATTGGGTCGAAGATCGATTTTTTATCACAATCGCACAAATTCTCATATTTACTTGGTCTATCTGGAAAATATTCAATTTTGTTCATTTGAATATAAACAATAATAAAATCCAAGTAAAAGTATTGATTATATTAAAAAATGAATAGAAGAAGTCGCAATATTTATCTAGATATGTTGGACAGTACGTCAAGACTTGATCCAGAATTAAAAAGAAAAACAGATGAACTAGCACACATATTTATTACTTTACCGAATAATTATGTAAATAATAAACAAATTGCCGGGCGTTATCAATTTTTTGAGATTCCTCAAAAGTATCAATTTGACAATCAATTCTTAACATCGGACGGGAAAGCTATTGTATTAGGTACCCTGTTTATAACAAATCCTGAATTATACCATCGAGTTCTTTATTTACTAAGAGAAATTTATAAAAACCCTTTGCATTCTGTTGGTGCCGAAGAAATCTTACCTTTAATAGAGCGAAATCTGGCATACGTAAATATAAATCCACAAATCAAAGAAAATTTCCGAAGAAGATTTGTGACTGATATGACAAATTTGATTAAAGAAACCCAATATAAAATCAATCAACCAACCCATGTCAAAACTCGATTGTTTGGTCAAAGGCATTCGAAAAGACATTCGAAAAGGCATTCAAAAAGACATTCGAAAAAACGCTCAAAACAATAATAAAATCCAAGGACCAATAATGTATCACAAAATTAATCAAGGTCGTGATTTGTGGAACAGGTGACAAAACAAAAATGGAGCTTTCTCAAGCAGACTTGAACCAAGAACTAAAAAGGATTCTATTGATCCACTTGGATGAAGAAAATGAGAGAAGATTACTTGACGAAGGTCACTCAAAATTTGACGATGACTTTCCAGCAGTTAATGTGATATCAACGTTTCCTGTTACAAATTCCGATAATACCCAACTCGTAAACTTTTTATGTTCTTGGAAGGAATATCTAAGACTCGCATCCATAAATTTTAGAAAAGCCGGAAATAAATGTGGCATTTGCACAGCGTATACTACATGGTTAGGACAAAAAGATTATATCCCAGCCGTGGCGAACAGTCCAGTGGCGATAAATTCCATGACAGATTTGTTAAAAATAGGCCATCGAACAGGAAAATTCAGTGCTTTTATTGTTGCATTAAAATTTGGATGGCCTATCACGCCTAGTGAACAAAAAATGCTTTGCAAAGAACGTGGTTCATTGCATTTTGACATCTATTTGGACTTTTTAGAGAAACAAAATGAACAAAACGAGCAAAATGACCTCTGGATTATGACTATTCTAAGACATTTGTTGTTATCAAGGTCTCATTTGCCCTAAGTTGTTTGGAGTTTTGCAACGAAAATTTAAAATGTTATTTCGTCGTAATTAAATGAAATTTTTTTATGTTGATATAATATAAAATGGATTCCGGAAATTTGCTATCTCTCGTATTAGGTCTAGGTTTTATGGGCACTTTGGTGTCGCTTGATAAAATGAAAGAGCAAGAAAACTTTGGAGAAACATATCCTCATCCTCCGGTTTTCTACGGCCGAGAACAAGCGCGTGCAAATGCTGCTTATGCCATGAAACAAGGTGTCCCGACTGGAAATTACCAAATGATTAACAAATTCGTCGGCCCTGATGCTAATACGCCACAAAACGAAACCACTGTTAATCTAAATTCGAGTGGAGACCAGTTGTTGGACTACCAATTGTACCAACAGGCTGTTAACGCTGCTACTCCTAGCATTCAACAGCTTCAATCCATTTCCGGCGAATCCCAAATGCAAACCGGAAACGACAGCCCTCTACGAGGTGGTGTGGCATCAGACTACGCCCCATACAACATGCTGGGACACATGGGACCCGAAAACTACAACACAGAATATCAGGCAGTAAACATTGGCAACGCTCGCGCTGATGCCATTAGCGCTTGTGCCCAAAACGCGCCGACTTTCGTGGCTACTTCACTCTTGCCCAAACCCTCGGTTCCCGGCGAAGAAACTTGGGACATTTCGGCTCCTCAAAACATTCTTGCCACTCAAAACTTCCTTGCTGCTACTCAACAAATCGGTGTTGACACTGTCTTGTCTTCGAACAAGAACCCTAGCTACGATATTCGCGGCGATATCCCGAATCCTATCAATGTTGTTTCCCCCTGGAATCAAACTTCTATCATTCCGGACCTCGAAAGAAGACCCCTCCAATGTTTCGTGCCTCAAGACGGACTTTACGGCTGCGGCGGGCCTGCGATCGGTGCCAATATGGGCGGCCAATTTGTGTCAAATTAAACTGGTCGGTGATTGGGATCCGGAATCAAAACAAAATTGTAGTGTTTTAGGACACTCTTTTGTCAAAAAACTCCTTAGAATAATTTTTCGCCCATGTCTTATAAATGCTTAAACTATAAAATTACAATTAAATATGGATGAAGTTATCGACATTGTCGCGCTCGTCAACGATAATCCTTTGTCAACCCTGTCAAAGGATTATGGCTCTAAAGTTATCCAAAAAATCCAACAAAATTTTAAGGAACACGAACAGCAACTCTTTGTTGCGAATTTCTACTGTTACCTTAATTACGATTCCCAAAAAGACTTCGTTATTTCTCTTGATAATATTTGGAAATGGTTAGGATATAATAGAATTAATGATTGTAAACGTTGTCTTACGAATGAATCAAATAAATTTGAAGAAGGTCGTGATTACAAGATTGAAAAAGCTGCTTTGCAGGAGGGCAAAGCAGGTCCAAATTTAGGAGGTGCTGGACTCAACAAAGAAACAATTCTTCTCACGATTAATAGTTTTAAGAAACTATGTCTTAAATCAAGAACTGACAAATCCGATGAAATTCATGATTATTACATTAAACTCGAAGAAATTATCAATGAATCCGTTAAGGAACAAGCAGCGGAGTTTCAAGAAAAATTGACACTAAAAAATACACAATACTACGAAAATCTTATGAATAATTTTAGTGGTAAACACGTAATTTATTTCATTCGAGTAGATGGAAAGATTATCAAGTTTGGATACACCAAAGATATCAAAACAAGATTTTATCATCATAAAACTGAATTTGGACAAGATATTGAAATAATCTTGTTGTATGAAACAATTCATAACAGAGAGTTTGAAGAAATGATTAAAGTAGAACTCGAAAAATATATTATTAAAAAGAAGTATAAAACTCTTCAAACAGAACTTATTCAATTATCAGACACATTTACATTAAATGATCTTTTGAAAGAAATTGAGAGATTGAAAAAAGATGTTAATGAAAATTTGGTGCCAAAGTTATTAAACGAAATCACTGAATTAAAGCTTTATATACATAAACTCGAAGAAATAGACTCAAATCAAAGAGAACAACTTTTAATCGAAAATTTAAAGAAAGAAAACAAGAAATTGAAGTGCAGAAATATGGAATTAGAAGATGAAGTTATTCGTTTACAAAATCGACCCACTGATGATGTTTTTGAACTTGAAAGAGAAAAATTAGAAGTTCGTAAACAGGAACTTGATATGAAATACAATAATTACCAGGAAGCAAGATTTAAGAACACATTGGCTTCACAACATACAATGATTAATGGCATTGAAATGAAATATTGTGGAGGAATTTTGTGCCAAGAAGACTCTGGAACTACTGGTAAATGGCTTCCGTTGTGCATGTTTACTGCTACAGTTGCTACAAAGGATGGTCTTCGAAATGTGTGCAAAGAATGCAGAAATGTTTCTGAAAGAGCTAATTATCAAAAAACTTCTCAAAAAATGAGCGAAGAAGAGATCAAGGAAAGTAAAATAAATCGCAGTTTGAAAATGAGGACACAATTAGAAGATGGTAAAAAGAAATGCACAGATTGTGGTATCTTAAAAGAAGTCACTGAATATAAAACGAATGGAAAATATGTGACCGGCGAAAATAAATATCGCGCAGAATGCACAGATTGTATTAACAAAAAACGCAGAGAACAGGCACAAGCAAAACGTGACGCAAAAATCAAACAACAGTAAAAGAAAAATACCACATAGTAATAAATGACCAAGAAAGAAATCGAGGTTAAGTGTCCACATTGTGATGTTACAATTCAAATTATTGAGGTGAATTGTGCCATTTTTAGGTGCGGTCAATATAAGAACACCGGTAAACAACTGAATCCACACGCATCGAAAGAACTATGCGATAGTGTGTTTGCTCAAGGTCTTATTTTTGGGTGCGGTAAACCATTCAAATTGATTAACGGTCTTGCAGAGAAGTGTGACTACATATAATTTGCCGATATAACTGACGGATTACTTCATCAGTTTCATTAAGTGACCACGTACTTCGGTACTTCCAAGGTATCACTTCAATCACCGATGAAGACTTCACAACTGATTTTTCTGATCGAATCCACTTTCTCATTTTCTCAGAAATCTTTGGACCATTTTTCGCACACATTGGGTTATGCCCGGCGCCATGAACGACAAGTACTTCGTGGCCGTACAAAAACCGAGCAAGAAGACCCTGATGACTTGGAATAATTGTGTCTTCGGAACCGTAGATGAACAATGTCGGCACATGTGACGCAAAGACTGGTTTTGACCAATATGCACTTTTATGGTCAGCATAAATGAGTTCTTGTACAAGACGATGACCAAGGCCTCGCGGGTGTGAAGACACTAAGTGACTGTAGTAGTCTTCGTCTGATAACGATTTTGATGCCGCCAATGCACCAGTAACACCAAAAAAGCGACCTATATTTGGCAATGATAATTTGAATATCCATGCCCAATACATGCCCCAAGAACCAAGAGTAGGCAGGAGCCCAACAGGACTAATTAGAATGAGACTACCAAAAGTCATACGGTTTGCTAAATGAAGAGCCAAATAGCCACCAAATGAATGACCACAAAGAATCACTTGTGACATGTCAATGAACAATCTCCGAAGAAACTTTTGAAGAATGTCACAGAGAAACTCAAATGAATACAATTCCTCCGGTACATATGATCGACCAAATCCCGGCAAATCGATTAAATACACTGTGTGACCGCGTTTAACCAAATTATTAATCACATGTAGAAAACTCAGCGAAGAACCTGCGATGCCATGAAGAAACACGATTGGCTTCGTGTTGGAATCTCCAGATATTTCGAGATACTTCACTAGGATTCCATTAACAAGAATTTCACGGCGTTTATATCGTACTCTGCGAGAATTCTCGAGCTGTACTCGAAGGTGCTTTTTTAATAGTATTTTTTCTACTCGTACAATTTCTTTGTCAAAATATGTCGTTATCGTCACCATTTAGTCATAATCTGAATATACCGGCGGTTTTATTCTGTCACCTCCAACGTAGAATCCATCTCTACGTTTGTCTAGCTTTCGTACCCAAATGATACTATCTGGAAAAATGGGTTTTTTGTTTACGATATGGGCATAGTCTTCATCCTTGTATTCTACAATTTCGACATCTTTTGATTCAAACTTGTCAAGATCTACTTTAATAATTAACAAATCATATCTCTTGTCCATGTACTTTTTCAAGATTACTCGTGGTATTTGATCAATTGATAAACACATTTGTATACGACCTTCATCTACTTCTTCTCTTGTCGATCCATAAAATTTTGGATATTGATAGTGGAATGGAGCACTTTCAGTGACTTTGTATGCAAAATTACCTGTTGACATCTTTGCATTCGACAGTCAAATTCTAGCGAGTTTATTTTTTATTTTTGCACAGGTTCTTAACTTACTCGATGACCATTCGCAGAGCTTACTCAATGACCATCTTAGTCCTATCAAATATCATATTCTTCATTTTCTGAATGTCAATTAATAGAAGATATTTGTTAGGCACTTGTGCAACAACCGCCGATTCTTCATCAAAAATTTCTTCCGCAACAAGATTATATGGCTCAATTAAGAAATTAACACAGAAACAATCTGGTGGATAAATTTCATGAAAATCATCAAGGACATCATTATATGACGTCAACAGAAGCCATTTGCAATTTGAATCCCTAATGTTTATTAATGTGTCATAAATACATTGTGTAGTGCAATGTTGCAAAGAATCTCGACAAATAATCAAATCAAAATCATCGGGAATTGATTTCGAGAAATCATTTACTTTGAAGGTCCAATCAAAACCAGTGCCCGAGTGTTTTGCAATATTCGTATTAATGATTGTTTCCGAAGCATCTGTTCCCAAGAAACGAATTTCAGGATATTTGCAAAGAACTGATGGAAGCCAGTTAAACGAACCACAGGAAATATCCATAATTGACTTAATTTTATACCTCTCGATTAGCAATTCAATGATTAGCCTGGTGCGCATTGTAAACAGTTTGGAAGAGCCATATCCAGAGCCTCCGCCATACATTAGAATTTCGTCCTTTTTATCGTTCCAAATGTTGTATTTATACACTAAGTCAAACATAACCAAGTGATTGTTTTTAAGATATTTTTCGAAATATGGCTTCACAGCAGAATCATTTCGATACTTGTAAATGAATAATCGATAAAATTCATCATCAGGATTGTCAGTTTCTAATAAGTGCCTATCACAAGAGTCTAAACTCTTCTGGTCTTTTGAGGCTAAGTAATCTGAAATTGTTTTTGGCATAATGAATGATTTAACTAAGAAACTAAAATAAATTCAAAGAGACTAACGATGCACTTTTAATTACATCCACGACCGACCGACAGACCATCAGCGCTTAGATAGTCAGTATTTACACGAGGACCCTTTTTGCACCAGAACGACCATTGTCGTACAACAGGTCCTGTAATAAACAATGTCCAAATGCCTTCGGCGCGGCCTTCTGTCGATGAGCCGGAAATGTTACCAGCTTGGTCTCTCAATTTGATTTTATGAATCGTTGTTGCGCTACGAAATACCGGTTTCCAAGTGTCCCTAATATGAATCACCGTGTCGCGGTTACCTTGATTGATCCACTTGTCATAATCCAGCGGCACTTCTTCGAGGTAGAAGCCCTTCAAAAGAATGCTCACAGAATCCCAGGGATGATCGTGGAGTTCATTGTCCATATCTGAACGATGAATATTATGCAGGTAAACATTGAGATATTCATTATTTGGAACAATGTAATAGCGTGTCAAATATGGCACATTTTTATTGTTCTCGCGTCGCATGATGACCTTTTTGGACATGAGAACGTGCGACAAGTAAAGTGCAAAGATTATGTAAAAGAGCATTTTCGTAACCTTTATAAGAGTTCTTGAATTTTCGCAACCGTAATCTGGGGCACCATGAAATTTGTTGAACGTTAATCAAGACACCTGTCAAAGAAAAGCAGAAATGTCAGAGCGATTTGCTCTTAGAACCGCCAGGTCAACAAGTGATGTATATTGCGAGAATCTAGAAAGAGAATATCACAATATAAAAGATGCATACGAAAAATCGTTGTTGTACATTCAACAATTGGAAGATTCAAATAAGAGACTAGAGAAAGACAATGAAATACTTGTTCAGAAAAGAACAATAACAAAAGAACAATATGACGAATTGTCTGATGATTACAATGCTCTTAAGACAAAATACGAACTTGTCAACGAAGAATTTGATGAGTTTCGAAAAAACTTTGAAGAATTAGTTTCTGGTCTTGTCACATCATTAAAGAATCAATTGTCACGATTTCAGAAAAATTCAGAACCCAAACGTTCTTATCAAGAACAATATATTGGAAACTAATATATCATGTCAACAATTTTGAAAGTCAACGAGAAGAATTGCTATCCTTCAAAACATGGATGTCAACATAGTGTCCAAATTCTTAATTTGGCATCAGTTGCAAAGGGTTGTCCAGAATCTGTTCAAACGGTTTTGATGAATTCCGAAGATATTTTTAACAACTTGAACCGTTCAGGAGATTGTCCGTTACACATTGTCCAACAACACGAAATTCACATGAGAAGCAAGATTATTCAGTAATAAAACGCGATTATGCATTGTGTTTTCTCGTAATAATCTTGTATCCCGGGTCAATTTTGAATAATGACCTAAATTTTTGTTCCATTTGTGGAACGATGGCGTCATTATCAAACCACAATTCGATTTTGTATAATGGTTTTGCTTGAGCCATTATGGAACTATCAACAATGCGATAACCCGTAAGTTGTTCGGTAAAGTGAAGACCCATGGCATACATGCTAATGTAAAGCCACATTGTATCCATTTGATCGATATTTGTGTCGGGTGACAACCGATATTCAAATGATGAGCCTTTTGCATTTACTGGATCTTCCCATTTTGGAAAAATGCCATCGCGAAAAACACTAATTGCAGATATTTCTCGCTTGGTACCATTATACATATAATAGGGTTTCCCGTTTTCTTTGCTATAGAATATTTGACTCGGTTTGGGTATTTTCGAGTAACAATTCCAAAATTCAAACACTGTTGAACACGATCCAATTAAATTGGTATTTTTATCATAATCTGCCTTATCGCATTTTATGTGGTCATATATATTCCACTTCGAATGCAATGTGATATCTTTATTGTAATTATCTTTTGTGACAACGAAACTTGGTACAACGACATTCATAGTCTCGGCCAATTTTTCTTGTAGTTTTTCCGGCAACTTTGGTGCGACTTTGAAAATACTTGGTACAGGCTCTCTTGGCGCTTCGCGCGGCTCTCTTGACATATTCTCGCGTTTAAGACTTCTGTCCGAATTTCTATCTGAAGTTCTGTTAGATGTCCTGTCACCGGATCTGTCGGATGGCCTGCGGCCATTGCCGTCCCTATCTCTGTTCTCGTTGCCGTTGCTGTTCCCGTTGCCGGTACTGTTCCCGTTGCTGTTCCCTGACCTATTTGTAGGCCTGTCGTTTCTTCGCTCGTTTCTCATGTCCTATATCTAATGTACAAATATGAATAGAAACCTAGACGAAACAAAAATTCTTTTATAGGAGCTACTAAATGAAAAATGCGAAATAATTGTATTTGATAAATATAAATAATTCAGAAATGTTGAACATGAATTTTAATAGCGGCCTAAGCAGCAGTGCTACAAGTGGTCTCTCCGATAGTGCATTGTCTGCACCCAGTAATTATATTGATTATCGTTGCGTGAATCCTGGATCGGTTGTGTCACAAGGTCCTTGGTTTCCGATGACGGACGTTTGTCCGTGTGAACCTAATTTGAGTAATCCAAGTGGTCGCGGCATTGTGGCATGCCCATTTGGAATTAATGGCTCTTCATTGGCCTCGAACGGATCTTCGAATGAACTCTCGAACAGACCCCAAAGGGTTCCACTTTCTACAATTAAATATTCGGATGGTTCTTGGACACCTGTGCAAATGAAGCAAAGCGATCTTCCATTTGGTTCCATGTTTTCAACTGGGAATTATATTCCTCCACAACTCGAACCAAGACCACTAGTAAAAATTGGCGTTACATGGCGTTCATGAGCCTAAATCATACAACAAATTAATTTCACGTTTTGCAGATGCCACTGAATCGGATCCATGAATGGCGTTGGCCATAAAATTATCGGCATACAGTTCTCGAACTCGTTTCATAAGTGTTCTATGTCTTTGAATTATATCGGGACCTCCCAATATAATTAATATACAAGGTCCGCTTGCCATAAATTCTACAAGTTGACCAAACGTTTCTCGTGCTTGATGTTCTTCATAGAATTTTGTTGCAATTTCTTTAGTAAAATGAAACTGTCGAATATCAAGGACATCTGGCTGAAGTTTTTCTTGTATCATTGTTAAAATTTTGCCGGCATTCTTATATGCATTTGGCTTAATGATTGAAAGTGTTGTTTGCGACATATAAGAAGCTATACGTCATTTTACGGAGAATTATTTTTTGTAAATTATGGAAAAAATACGCACGGTAGATTCACAATGATTATGAAAAATGGGAAAATCTTATTACCGAATTTTTCATATCGAAGAAGATGATCTTGGAGATAATATAATTACTGATAGCATAAAAGAAGTAATAGATTATTATACAGATTTAGCGTATGATTATCTGTATGACAATCTTGACGAAAAGAAAGAAGAACTTGAAGATAAATTAAAACAATATATAAAAGAACTTATGAATGAATCGTCTAGTTTATATCTTGTTAGACACATAGATGGAGAAAATAAACGATTATTCTATGATGATATGTTCAATGATAGTATAATCAAAAATATGCTCAAAACTATTTTATATAATTATTGTTGATTGCGCTTTTTCTTGACAATATTTATGATTTTTCATTAAAATGACTGATATAGAGACTTCTTTCAATACAACATTTAGTAGATATGGTATCTTTTACAAGGATCTTACGCGAGGGATTCCGCTAATGAATGATGGTCGAGTGCCTTATATAGGTACTATTAATGGTCAAACGTATACATTTGTGTATAATAAATTTTCAAATTCCTGGTCAACAACGTGATAATGTTGGTCGGCAGCGTGATAATATTCTACGAATCAAAAACACAAAAATCTTTTGACGCTATACTATAAACACATAGTCTCAAAAATGTCTTTCGTAGTCAATTTCTTCGCTGGTTCTGGTTCGGGTGCGCCTGAGGTAAAGGTCGTCAAGCAGGTCGAAGTTGAGACCACAGGCGCTGCAGAATTCATCGAAGTAATCAAGGTCCAACCGGGATTGTTCGAAGAACTCAAACAAAAACTTCAAAAAGAAGGCTCTGGTCTTAAAAAGGTGCCTGCTAAGCAACCAGTACCAAAGGAAACACCACGCGAATGGAAACATGTGCTTGAAACTCGCGGAAGAATTATGAAAAAGTTCGAGCAACAAGAAACGCTCGAAGAAAAGGTTCAACGTCTTGAAACCGAACAAATCGTGATGAGGAAGGAACTCGACGATTTGAAGATGAAGATCAAATTTCTGATGATGACGCGAAGTGATGCGTAGTGCGAGTTATGATGGTTAAATAACGAATAAAAATCTTTCGAGATCATGGGATCTCAACGTCTTTTCTTTGAAGTTTTTCGCGATTTGCGTTTTGATTTGCGTTTTGATAATTTTCTTCGCCTTCCAAAGAAATACTTCGATACCAAACTGACCATATCTTTTGGCAAACGTACTTCGCCTTGTTTTAATTTTCTATTATTAATCAAATGTAACATTTTTATAGCATTCAAAGAATTTAAAGTATTTGTAACATTAGATTTTTTATAAGCTCTTTGGACTGGGTAATATTCACTTTTGTCTTCAGTACTTAAATTGCGCCACATTGCATTTAACGTTTTAGATACTTGTTCTGGTGTGAATTCCGGATTATATTCTTCAACAGCAGGTCTGTTTATTTCAACAAAACTCAAATACATGTCTGGAAAAAGTTCAATTCGAGGTCCATTGTATTCTCGAGCACGTTGATGATAATATTGTTTTTCATCTTCAGACAAATTCTTCCATGCAATATGTAGTACTTGTTGAATTTCTTCAAATGTTAATTTTGAATTTACATTGTTTATCATTGGCACCGTGTCCAATTCAAATATTTGATAACCGTTGACTTTTGACATTTATTAAATGAAAACAAAATTAAAAGAACCATAAAAGAACCATAATAAAATTGTATCATGATAAAGAATGCCATTCAATATCAAACGACGAAACAACAGTACTGCTGCTCGAGACCTTGGATCACAGAGTCCAGTTTTCGAGATTCATTTTTACGATAACAAAAAACCGGTATCATTCCACGAAGCCATAACTTATTTTATTCATGCTGATCGCGATCCTAGTTTCCCAATGTATTGTGCAAGTACATTAAAAGAAGTCGCGAGCGATATTAATATTGATTTCATGATTGGATTTCCAAAGTTGGACAACCTCAGCAAGAATCCAAATTTTGTGGTTTACATAAGACCTGAACCAAGATTAAATCAAATGACTGCTGATCCAAGTGCATTTGTCGATGCCATTGCCAAAACTGGTTCAGAATCTAAAGAGCCTTGGATTCTTATACCGAACCTTGGAGGTGATTCCGGTCTTTTAGTTCCTCGAGTGCCTAAAAATCGCAATGAATGGTCCAAGTTTAAGAATATTGGCACATTCTTTCGCAGTGGCACCGTTGGTGAAATTGTAACGTTTTTGAAATATGCCATGGTTGTCATTGATGATATTATGTGTTTTGATGCGATTAGATTTAAAAAGAGTTATATAACAACAGAATCATTATATGTCAATACGCAAGGCCTCGCCATTCCCTGGTTGCATTTTCGCTTTGACACAACGCCAAAATATGTTCACTGGTTTTGAAAAACAATCGTTCGCTAGACGATATCAGTAAGATTTCATAAATAATGGCACAGGAAAGTCGTCAGTTTGTTTTCGAGTATGAGAATGAAGATCATACACTAGGTAATCTGTTACAAAGTTATTTGTTGAATAATGTCGATGCGGCATATGTTGCATATACAGTACCACATCCACTGGAAAAGAAGTGCAATTTAGTTCTTTCAGTGAAGGACACTTGTGAGAAGAATCCGAATCGTGTCCTGAAGGAACAGATTGATGTTATCATTAGCGACGTTAAAAAACTTCGCGAGAATTTTAAAACGGCTCTGCGATCCGAGGTCTCGAGCGAAGCTAGTTCAAATCAATGAGAAATTTTGACGAGTATAGTAAAATCAGTAAATGTTTTCGGGTTTATTAAAGTCATTTACTGAAGAAATGAACAAACCTGAAAACAAAGACCAACTACAAGGTCTTTACAGGACAAATGTGGAGCCTCATGTAATGAAAGCGCAGTATACTGCAATGATAATAATTGCGTTATTATTAGTAATAACCGGTATGAATGTTTACATGATTTATAAGATGCACATGGAATGAGCGCAGCGAGTTTAATATAAGACAATAAAAATAGTCTACTAGTAGACTTGGTTTTTGGTTCTTTTCAAGATTACTTTGAAAGACTCTTGTCGCTTTTGAACCAAGATTTGGTATCAGCACATGCTTCTTTAATCGCAAAATTAAAGTTTGAGCACTTGTTGTAATTCTTGTGTTCTTTTGTTTTGATGATACCATAGTTTTCGAGATCGTAACAGACTTCATCAATAGTAATAAATCTATTACTTTTGAATGAGTCTTGTTTGTTCTTCTTGATATACATGTAATCAGTGCTTATTATATGTATATGCAGGTCATTCATCGTAGGTGTCAAGTGGTAACCAATAGTGAATTGTGTTCTGTAAACAGTTTCCAGATGCTTTGCAATCTGTTTACAAATGTTATGTATTGCATAAAGTTTTGGTAAGTGGTAGTAGCGAAAATCGCGAGGTTTTGTTGCGACTACTGCTGTGTTGAAATTAAAGTCATAGTATGAGACATCGTACGGCAGAAACAATAAATGAATTCTGCTTTTTGGATATTTATCGTATACTACTGGTCCTAATGGTGTATATGCATAAACCCACCGAGTGTCATGCGAGTTCGTTTTATAAGGTCCCAATGAATTCTTCCAATCGTCTGGACTTTTGAGAACCTTCTGTGTATCACTTCTCACGTCACCTTGTATGACAGACAAGTTTTCTTCATTCCTTAACGATGTGACAAGGTCAAAGTTATACAAAGGAAAACATAAATTATTAACCACTGGAAACATTCTAAACAAATGACTAACGAAATTCTATTCTTACAATCCGAGTGCTGGACCTAGGACACTTTGTTTTTTGCAAAACTTGTTTCTGAAACCATTTTGAAACAATTCAAGTCTCTGTGAAAATAATAGCAATATGTCGACTAACAAAAACTATGTAATAATTATCATGTGCGAATTGTCCCGATAGTTTACAAAGATCTTTCTCTGTTGGCTCGCTGCATACTGTCGAAACATATTTGAAAAAATTCCATATAGAGTCTTCGTTGACAATATTTGCACGCGTCAAATGACAAACCGAACAAGTACTATAATGCTGCGTAATAAGATTGTCATAATACCTCTGAATTTTTTCCAAGGCTTTGTTATGAGAGAGACCACGATTAATATATTCTCGATAATCGTCTTTTCTTCTTTTTTCAACAACTTCTTTTGACCACTCGTCATCGTGATGCACTTGTTGCACAACGTAATCTTCAAACCATTCTCGCGCACGAAAATTTGCAACCGGTACGACAGAATTTTGCGAGGATTCTCGAGCAAAATTGCTTGTATTAAATGTATTAAATGTAACAAGTTCATTACACACACGAATATGCCTTCTTATGAATTTCTTCAGCGAACCTACCGGCATTATACATATGTATCACCTAATTTATAAAGGCCATGTTTTTTTCTGTAATTATAACATTCATAACAACGAGGGCCGCAATGATTACAATAGCCATTGTCAATTAATTTGTATTTGTGACTTTCTTGTAAATATTTTCCACATATTCTAACAAGTTCAATAGGCAAAAATTTAATTTTTAAACATGCTTGTATTTCTAAAGAATATTTCCAATGATTTAAAAACCCATCACACGCATCGCACTCACCGAAAACTGAACATATATCTCGACAATTATGTACACATTCAAATTTTGGTTCCATTGTTTCAGGTTCTGATTCCACAAGTTCAGGTTCTGATGACATTCTGCATCATTTGATTCAAATTATCACGACGTTAGCGTCATTTTATTTTATTGTGTTAATATAAAATAAATGTCGAATTTGAGTGTACCGTCAAGCCAATATATGAATGCATTAGCGCAAGCGCCATCTCTTAATACTCGTACAAACATTATCGCTGGACCTGGACCTCGTGACTATTTCTTTCACAGTCCTGGCGCGCAGATCCCAATGATTAATGAAGAAGGCCCCTTCCCTGTTCAAGGCAATGTTGGTTCCATCATTAAACAAGAAGCCACCGATTTTTCCGTTTGTGGCGCTGGACCAAGCATTGGCTCGAGTCCTAACTGCACTGGGGCATTTGTTGCGGATGCATACACTGTGAAGGATACTTGTGGCGCTTCCTGCCTTTTGAAGAATCCAGAATCGTATGGTGAAAAGGATTTTGGTTTCCAGGATGGTTCTGCCAAGATTTCGGATGCTCACCAAGTTCACGCTTTCAGTAATCTTCGTGCTGGTGCTCCCGGGCAAATGTCTGAAACAGGATGTGTTGATTGGGTACCAAATGTCGTTGCCAATCCTCAAACTGGAACTTGTGAGCTTTTGAATGACCAAGTTTATGACCAAGTTGGCGCCTGGAACAGATTGCCCATGTACAAGAATCTTCAATCCGTTGTATATACCCCTTGGAAATAGGGAAATACTCAATACCGCGAAATATAACAAAAATCCCAAGACACTAATTTGGCAATCAAATTTATCAAACAATCGAAAATGTTCTCCAAGATTTTCAAGACGCCGAAGGCCACAAAGAAGACCAGCGAAGATGACAAACAAGTTGGTCTTCTTCGAGATACAAGTATGCAATTGCCGCAGAGTACGGCAATAACAATTCCGACAGTTCTTGATAATATGCGAAAAGCCAACGAGATTATGCGCGAAAAATATTTAGAGAAACTCTTATGTTTATATCATGAATTAAAAAATAAAGCTGTTCGAGAAGGTCGTCTTTATTTTTCAATTGAACTCGACAAGACATACATTAATAAGAATATCAAGAAAGATATTGAACAAGTTGCCTTGGCTGCATCAACCGATGGTCTTAAGGCAGTTCATTATCTGTCTTATTCCGACATTGATTATGTAATATTTTGTGATCCAAAATTGTATGGAAAATTTGCAGGATTTGACGAAAGTGTTATTGATTTGTCATGCGTACGAGTAAACTCAGCAAAGGTCATTGCTGCAAAACTTGTTGATTAAAAGCCGCGCGGAAGAACATCAAACAACATCAAACAACATTCGTACAAAGAATAATATTAAAGGATACATAACCCGACCGATTATATATATCAAGAGTTCCACGAACATCAAAATCCGACACATCGGCATTAAATGGGACCTTGATGAATACCAGCAGTTTTCTATCTTGTTTTAAAAGTTTTCGTACAAATTCCGACACGTTCATGATTTTCGAATCATGACCAAATTTCAATTCAACTTGTTCCTTATATTTATATGTCTTACCTCCCCAAGGAGGATCGAGATATATAACATCGGCACCAACGCCGGCTGTATTCACTGCAGTAAAATCAGCATTATAAACACTAATGTTTTTCTTGTCAGCTACTTTTGTTTTTAACAATTCAAACATCATTGGACATTTTTCATACGCGTGAACCGTATCAAAATATGCCGTAAAATTTAAAGCATCACCACCCGAACCTGCTGTCCCATCTGTAATTGTAAGAGTGTACGTATCTTGTTTTAAAATAGAAATACAATTACTAATAATAAAATTTATTATTTGATTGGCTTCGTATGGTTTAGTAATACTATATGATGCTATTTTTTGAGTATTTTTATCAATTGAATCACTAGGTCGATATCCAGACCAATCCTGACGATTTCCGGACCAATCTTGACGATTTCCAGACCAATCTTGACGATTTCCAGACCAATCACCTGTGTGATCATTTACGCGACGATTTCTTGGCCAATCACTTATGCGATCTCTAGACAAGTCGCCTACGCGATCTCTAGACCAATCACTTGTGCGATTTCCGGACCAATTCAGCATCCTGATCTCTGACATTACTAAATAATAAAATTTGAACGATAACACGAAAGAAAGTCACTATAACGCTCGTTAAATTCTAATTTCGTCATCACAAATCGTTGATGCATCATCGTCATCATTTGACTGTAATTGCATACGTTGAGTTGAAAAAACTGATTGTTCCAAGCCCGTGTCAAAGCCTCGACCAATTATCGGATAATCTTGCATAAACGCTTGATCTTCATCATCGGCAATTGGATGATAGTCATGTGTTGCATATGCGTGGCGAAAATCCTTATACATTCTATAAAATCCTGATGCAATAATGTTATATGTAATGAATACACAACTAAAGAGACCTCCAGATTTTGGTGCTGTTGTTTCTGGGTATGCCATCGTAATAAATCTCTTTTTACAATATCCCAGGTTTTCTAATGGTCCCAATTATTTTTGTAAAATAATGGTCCCAATTATTTTTGTAAAAAGATTCTCAAATCACTATCCACATATTTGCATAAATTTTATATTTACTATATGCAAATGCTTGAAAATTACGTACGAAAAGACCAATATATTGTTCTCTTTATCATTCTATTAGTTATCATTCTATTTTACAAATACAGAGTCCTTTTTCTTGCGACAAAAGTCGATACAACTGAAAATTTTGACGCCACTGGACTTGTATACAACCAATACCCAAATTGGTTTTACAAGAAACCATATGATTTAAAGGATTGGTTAGTTCCAGTATATCCCGATTATATTCAACCGGAATGCTTGCCATACAGCGTTGAAAGTAAGTGGGGCTCTCTTGCGAACATGAACTATAATTCGCAAGCCTACAAGTTTTGGCGCTTTTGATTGGCGACGACAAAAGATTCTAAATTGTATAAATCTCGTTAAGATCAATGTAACAACATACTGTATCGTCAACTTGGTAATCGCTCGGGCACTGGTTCTGATTTAGAAGAATTATAAGCCCGTGTACTGACAGTAATAGTTTATCATTTGTCGATTCCATCACAATTGCATTCATTTTGTAATCGTGATCGCGACCATCATCCGTCTTTGATATCTCAAAATAAAACATGTCGTTATTCATTTTAATTGCATCGTATAGAATTACATGAATATCGATGATAAGTTCTGAAGCTCCATCGATTACCAATGCCGTGGTCTCATCAGAACTTGCACCAGCTTCCTTACATACAATTCGCTTAACATTATTGTAAATTTCGTTAGTAACCTTGTCGAGTTTATATAGCGTCATGACATATTATGATATCGTTTCAGTGGTTAATGCATTTTATTTTTCGCAAATAACAAATAATATTGTACAATATAAATGGTGAAACAAACACGTAAATTTCAAAAAAAGAACCTAAGGCATAGATTTGGTAGCGGATCTTCATTTTCCGATTCTGCAAAATCTGGAATGATAATGTGGCAAAAGATCGGAAGCGTTATTGGCCTCATTGTCCTTATCATTTTATTTGTTGGTACATGTGTATACACTGCGTATACTGTGAAGAATTACATCTTTGTATCAGGTCGAGTTATAAATACACCGCAGTGTACCACTAGTACGTATCAATCCAAGTCCACCACAAGTACTACTACAAATTGTGTCAAAGTTAATGTACAATTAGACAATGACTTACCAGATAGTATTTTGGCAACTATTCCTGATGGAACCCAAGGTCCAGATGCTGTTTATTATGACAAAATTACGAAAACATATTATAACTTAACATCTAGTACACAAGCAACATCCGGAGGCCAAATAATGGTCACAGTTTCCAAAGATAATGGTCTTGATGCGTCATGTGTCCCATCATTCTTATCATATCTTCACTGGGTACTTTTCAGCGTTCTTCTATTTATTTTGATAATTGCATGCGTTAATATATATCTTGTGTTTAAATACCCTGATTACGCAATGGTGACCGGAGGAGCGTCGCTTTTGGGATCCGTTGTATCACGTGTGAATTAATCATTTGCCACTCAACTTGTAAAACACAAAGATTTCACTGTAAATGAACAATATAGAACCGACAGAGCCCAAAATATCAGATTTTTTCTGTTTGTCTTCAATGAGCATATTATTAGAACTTATTTCATTTTGAATATAGAGCACGTTTAATAAGTTACTATTCATTGATTCTGGAGTTATACTTGTTGATTGTAGCAACGTGCTCTGTTCTTTGATGTATCCATATAATTGCTGATTTCGATCACGTAATCGTGCAATGTCAACGATAAAAGATATCGATACAGATACTAAAATGATACTGATAATTAGGGCAATATATGGAATGTATTTTGAGTTTATTCTTGAAAACAGTGCAAAGAAGACGGCTTTCATTATTTACAATAACCAAGTAATAAATTTGTTGATTACCAATAAAATGCCGCGAAGAAATTTTAAACGAAAATCGATGCGCTCGAAGAGTATGAGACGCCGATTTGGATCAGTATCAACTGCATATAAAGCGGAATTGGCTAGTTCGCAATTTGGTTCTCTTGGACCACAAGGATATGCACTATGGCCGTATGACTCGAATATGCCAAATCCTGCGAGCATGAGCAGCCAACCATTATACTATGATGGTTCTCTTGGCAAATACGTAACCTCTTACGACTCGTTGGTTCCTGGAGGTCTACCGGTTCTTGGATCAGTCGCGGCTGCATTTGGCCGACGCAAGTCACGAAGATCCCGAAGGGGTTCCCGAAAGAGCGCTCGCAAAGGCTCCCGAAAGAGCCATCGCAAATCGCGCAAAAGTCATCGCAAGAGAAGCACTCGAAGACACTAGGAACTCCTTTTCTTCCTTGTGATATTTTCGTCAATAAGCGACTTAAAAATCTTCGTCAATAACTTTCAGAGAGTTCATAAACTCGCGAAATTTTTCAGGATCCGATGTTTGAATCGATGACCACTCCGAATCTTCAACCGCGCGAGAACGAACTCGAAAAAACGGCACAAATTGATTAATATTTGTCTTAAACTCCGGTTTTTCAATGTCGTATGTGCGCACCAATTCATAATCTTTCAAGTATTCTAACACATGTGGTTTAACATTGCAACAGGGTTTACACCACGTTGCTGTATATGTTTCAATTTGCAAATTGTCGAAAATGTTATACACTGAAACATTAATGATGTTCTTTGGATCGACTTCGGAGATGTTCTTTGGATCGACTTCGCTTGTTTTTTCGGTTGACATTTTGACTAACGATTTATATTATTAACGCCACAAATTATTCTGGGAACTGGAGACTGTCTCGATTTTCAATTGTGTATATAATATACTCAATGATAGAATGTGCTTCATGCAAAAAGTTATATGGAGTCATTGATGCTTTTACCGCAGTTAGCATGTCAATTGTTTCTAAAATCTTGTATTCAGGTGTTCTTCGAATACTTTCAGCACTTTTTCGATCAAGTGTCCAATTGTCGATTAGTATATTAACAAATTTAATATACAAATCAAATAGTACTTGAACTTCGTTTTTCAAGTTATTAGCATTTTCAGTCGTATCAGGATTATAGAGAACTTGGAGAACACGATCTCTGTAGGCATACAATCGAGCGACTTCCTCTGTATCACTGTGTTCTTTCACAACAAGATATGTCATTTGATTACACAAGGCATCGAGCGAGTCATCGTCGGACATTTAACAGATCATATCTAACAAACGTTTCAGGGTTAACGTTATATTATTTTATTATGCCGCTTCAAAGATTTCATAGGCGACAGTAGAGCTGTCAGCTGGCTGAGAAGACAAGATAACAAAGTTGACACCAGCAGAGCGAGACGAAACGCAAAGAGCGCCATTGGTTCCCGACGCACTTAGGTTCTGAGCAGTGAGCATGATACGACTAGAAGCGGTTACCGAAGTATTCGCTACAGTGGCCGAACCAGACGTCAAGGCAACAACACCCTGTTTGGCACCAGCACCACCTTCCTTCACACGAATTCCCGACGAAGCAGATCCACCAACAACCGCAAGAGTGGTCATGGTAGCACCAGTAGCATTCAGTGTGGTAACCGACGAGTTAGTAACCGCCATGTTAGTAACCGCAAGAGTTGTCGTAGTTGAGTTTGTGACGACAAGGTTGCTGACAGTCATTGTGTTAAACGTACTAGCAGCAGAGACATTCAAGATAGAATTAGAGTTAACCATTTGCATATCTCCATACACAGTTAGTAGCGTATTCACAGCAGCGAATTTGACAGTAGATTCACCGGCAATCAATGGGGGCACAGACATTTTAAATATATAATACTAGTCAACAAATTATTACAAAAACAAAACTAGTAAATAAAGCGCACAAGAAGTTACAAGCATTGGATAACCTTCGCCAAAATTTCCGGCGTCAAATTGAGCGACGGACACACTTGTCAAAACAACCGCAATGAGTTTGCATACGAAAATGGCAATCATTGCCAAATAAATCATTCTTGAATATTTTTGAAACTCACTGTTTGCCATCGAGCCATAATAAACACGAAGAATTAAATAGACAACAATGATACTTAGAACAAACAGCGAGACCAATAGAGAAACAATATCGAATGAAGCACCGACAGTGCATATTGTATTCGCACCCGTTGCTCTCATGATACAATCATCAAACGAAACATTTGGGCTGTATTTGAAGAAAATTGATACATATGCCAGAACAGTAGCAATTATGAATAAGACGAGTCTTAGTGTCGATCGAAGTTTGTGCAAATTGATGAAAGCCATGTTTATTAGGTATCAACATTATTCTTCATCACGAAATATCAAGTCATTTTTGCTCTTTCTTTGTGCTCTGGGTTTTGCTGCTTTTTTGGCTGCCGCCGGTTTTGCAGCCTTATCTGATGTAGAGACATCAGAGTCCTCGCCATCTGAATCTTCGGCTTCATCACCACTGTCGCTATCATCAAGGACTTCTTCAAGACTTCGCTCAGTATTCTTTCGTGTTTCATCCACAATTAGATAGCCCTGTTGCTTGTAAAAGACTTTACGCTTTTTAACCTGATTGTATTGTAATGTCACGTCGGCAATGTCGACAATTAGTGGACTCTGTTCGTTACGTCTTCGTAAAATGCGACCACATGACTGCACAACATTTGATTTACCGGTTGCAAATACGAGAGTGTCCAATTTGGCATTGTCATAGCCTTCAGCGGCCATCGAATATGTAGCCAAAATTACTGACATATTATTTGTTTGCGTCAGCGCTTCTTGACTCATCGAACCAAGATAAAGACCACTTTCAATACCGAGTTCTGTGAGCATTTCTTGAAGTTCAATACACTGCCCACGCCTATCAGACAAAACAATGATATTACGCCCTGTTTTATGAAGTTCTTCAACCGCAGAAACAATTTGAGCATTTCTATCAGGATCCGATGAAATCTTATTAATTAGATCAGCGATCATTGGCTTACCGTTATAGTTATACTTAACCTGAATGGGTTCTCGGTATTTTGCAGGCACAATACGTACGGTTGTTTTTTCAATTGCTCCAGCGTTGGGATCTTTTGAAATGATTGGACCAAGAAACCAATTAAGCACTTTTGTAAGACCATCTGCTCGATCGGGAGTTGCGCTGAGCCCTAACATTTTCTTGGCTTGAGATTTGATAAGGGCTTTGGAAAATGTTTGTGCCACAATATGATGAGTTTCGTCAATGCATACAAGGCCAAAGTCATCCAAAAGTGTCTTTTCATATTCTTTCATCGAGAGACTTTGCAACATTGCGATGACAATATCACCGCTTGTATCTTGCACGGGACCTCGAATGAAAGACACTTTGGCATCTGGCATAAATTGTGCAATACGTTCAACCCATTGATTCAATAAAAATTCCTTATGAACAATAATAAGAGTTTTCTTCCCGATTTTTGAAATAATATAAATCGTCATGACTGTTTTACCGGCTCCTGTTGGTGCACAAGCAATTGCTGCATCATTCTTTGCCAAGTGAATCAACAACGAATTAACATATGCAATTTGGTCATTTTTCAAAGATCCATTAAACTTGAATTTGACAGGAAGACCTTCACGTTCGCTTGAAACCGTTTTGAAATTGAAATTAGAAAGTCCGTAGAATTTTGGTACATAATACTTTTTGACATCGTTTAAATTACTTGAGCGATAGACCATATAGGCTTCCGGTTCTGGTCCATAACCTGGGACAAATGCCGGCTTTACAGTAAGATCACTTTTTAGTTTTGCAATTTCAGTCTCTGTTAATAGATCGGCAGGAATCACATAGCCCTTTGAAGTAATCTTGACAGTTTTGTCGGCGGTCTTCTCAGTGATTTTTTCAACGGTCTTCTCGGTCTTCCAGGTCTTTGTATCGATCAATGTCTTGTTTTCTGTCATTACAAAAATTGCCTCGCTGTAGAATTACATAGTTCGTTATCAAACTTGGCTAAGATGTTTTTCTTTTTTGTTGTCAGTACGCTATTAAGCACTCTAAATGCTATCTTTAATCCCAACGATGTTCTTCTAATGTGTGAGCAAAATGCAATTAAAAAAGGTCGTAATTTGGCACTTGTCGTGTTCACGCGATGTACTCAACATTTTACTACATATTCACACATCTGGCTTATCATTGCGTTGTACACTGGACATCGAGAATTCGTTTGTATTGCGCTTGTGTTACAAACGGTAATGTTTTTGTTGTATCACGGACTGATATTACGGGAGCCACATTCATTGACTTATCAGGATTCTGAAACTGTAATGCAAGTAATTTACCTTCATCGACTTCCCGGATTTAATAAGAACTTTTTTATTTGGTTGGGTCTTCAAGTGGGTCATGTGGTCTATCCAGCATATATGTGGTATCACGTGTTTTCGCTACCGGATTTTTCCCACCATTTTGAAGATGTCTTTTACAGTGTTCTAATGGTCTCGCTATATTTGTGTTGGAATCACTTTTGTTGGTCAGTGCAAGAATTGCCTGCGTATCCTCTCCAATTACAAGTGTATAATCAGGGCTACTACTACCAGGCAGTGGCATCTGGTCTTTTGTTGACTTTTGTTGTTGCACTCGCGATTGATTCTATTTTTTAAACTCGACGTCGTTCATGCTTTGTATTCTTCGGTGTCTTGAGTAAAGGTCTTCGTTACGTATTTCTATAATTATTTCTCGCACTTTTTCACTCAAGCGTTCACTACCGAAACAATCGCAAAATTCATAACATGACATATCGTAACATGACATTTCGGTACGAGACGTTTCGGTGCCCATTTATTTTACAAAACACAAAATTTTCTCAAGTCTCCATTGACTGAGCAACATTCAAAATCAAACAACTTGAAAACTTGAAAATGTCTTGTGTCCGCTGCAATAATGTCGCTGAAGATCTTACTGACAAGCTTTGCAAGACGTGTCATGAAGAACACGTAACGTTCATAAACAAGTTCGATGCTGATATGCCATTTCAAGATCAGTTGCCACTACTCTCAAAGATTCTTAAAAAGAAGAAAATGAAGCGATGTAGACGGTGCAATGATACCTTTAGCAAACTGAAATCAAAGTTGTGTACAGAATGTTTTGATGAACATTCGGCTTGGATTTCCAAGTTTGATTCTGAGAAACCGCTAGCAGAACAACTGATTGGACTTCTTTTGCAAGAAAAGCAATTAGCGATCGAAAAAGAAATGGCAAAAAGAGAAGCAGAGATGTTAATTCAAAAGCAACAAGGAAAGAAGGTCAAGCGAGACTTTCTTTCATTCTTTGGATTATAAAACATGAAAAATTAAAAAGAACTTTCGAGTTTTTCGAAAGTCATGTATATTATTAAATGGACCTTCTACGTGAATTGGAAGAACGACTAAAGAACCGTCAGGTATCCGATGCACCAAGCAAAACGGATATTCGTAATCAGTTACTATCCATGCGTTCAAAAGCAAGTAATCCAGTTACTAAAGCCCTATTTGACCAAGCCATTAATCGTCATGATATGGCAATGCTTAACGATAGGGACAGCAAGCGTCGAAGGCAAATGTATGGATCCAGAAAAAAGAGATCTTGGAAGAAGACATCAAAAAAGAGATCTTGGAAGAAGGCCTCGAAGAGATCTTGGAAGAAGGCCTCAAGGACCTCGAAAAAACAATTCAAGTACTGAAATCACAAAAAAACAAAAATCGGTCGCGTCCGAAAATGTCAAAGCAACTGTAAGAACGTCGAACAACATAAAATGGCCAACATGGATGACGAACAAGATGCCCAAAACCAGGACAAGGACCAAAAACAAATCCAAAAAACATCCTCACAAAATAACAGGAACAACAACATGAACATTAACAACATTGGTGAGATGATCAATGCCGGAATTGCCAATAAGGATATTGCCGAAACACTTATTACCAATACACTGTTGAATACTATGAAAACAGGACAACCACTTATCGATTCAATTACCAGTCTTGTGTTTATTTCAAAGTTCAAAAATCCAGTTCTAAAAAATGTGTCAATTGTGTTTGTTTTGATTATGGGCATGGTTTTTCACCGAATTACCAGCAATGTTGATATTCTGAAAGTGCTCTATGAAAAGCTTCTTGCGTGCTACAACTCCAAACTCTTTGTCAAAATTCTGCCTCAGCGTTTGCAAAAGACACTGACTGTGCCAAAACAAACTGGTTCATCGATGAGTCTCCTTGTAAGTAACAGAAATAGTTACTATCAAGACATTAGATATTTGTACAATTTGATAACTATGCTCCACAAAGTTGTCGAATTGTATCCTAATATTGACCGTGAAATTTTAAAGGCAGATAATGCAATTGGGTGGTATCCCGATAGTTCGCAAGTTCACGACAGATTTTTGAGTATGCATCATAGTAATGGCTATTTTGATTTTGAAAGAAGGAGAAATATGGAGCATATTTTAAATCAAGTCGGGATTACTTTGTTTTCACCACCTAAACCAAACGTTTGGTATAAAGTATCGGATGATATATACTTTACTTGGTCGTTTATCGAAAACGCAGTAAAAAAAGACGACTCGGAGAACTCTGAACGTTCAAGTCGTTCAAGTCGTAATTCAGAAGAACACAAGTATCAAATGATGCTCAAGTCAGATTCCAAGACTTATAAGGAACTTGCAAATTTTTTGGACGAATCAAGAACAGCATTAATTGACAGGGTTACGGCATATGAAAAAGATCGCGATGAGAGACAACAAAAGTACAATGAAAGTTTGCCCTTGAATTTATTCAAAGGCACCATTTCCGAACTTGTCAACGAGACGAAGAAAACAGAAGATGGTAAATACGAAACCAAATATAAGAGAAATGCTGTTGCAACTTTTGGAAGACAATTGGAATCTGTATTTTTCAGAGAAAAGGAACAACTTATCAATATTCTTGACAATTTTAATAACAAAACTGGAATCTATAGGAGATTGCCACATCGCCGCAAAATCGGTATCATGATTCATGGTACACCGGGAACTGGTAAAACGAGTCTTTCCGTAGCAATCGCAACACAACTTCGAAGAGATATTGTTCGAGTATCTCTCAAGGACAAAACGTTGGACGATGAAAAATTATCTCATATTCTAAATACATATACAAAGGGCTTTGTGATCATTTTAGACGAACTTGATACACATGAAGCATTTAAGCCTCGTGTACCAGATACTGATTCGAGTTCGACGTCAGATTCAGATATTCGCGTAAGTCATAAGCGTCCGTACGAGCGACACTACAGCGGAAAATTCCCTCCTGAATATCGTTATGCGGATTATCGCGGTGCTTCTGAATATCGTCATGACTATAAAGGCCATCACGATTATTCTGATCCCGAATTTAGTTATGCTTCTGATTCTGATAGTGATGACGATGACACCGATAAAAATGTCAACAAGAAGGCCAACGACAACAAGAAGGTCGATGACAAAAAGAAAAAGACTGAAGATGATGATGAAGACAACGATGACCTCGAAGACCTCGACGAAGAGCCGAAGAAGAAAAATGTAGACATTGCCGCCGCCATTGTGAGCAGCATTGAAAAGCATCAAAAGAAACAGCAAAAAGCTCACAAAAAACAGAAAAAGCACAAGATCAAAAATATGTATCAAAAATTGACTCTTGGTGCATTTCTTGAAGCAATGGACGGAGTATCAACAACAGAAGATAGAATTGTAATTGCGATGACAAACCATCCGAAGATGCTTGATCCTGCTATTCTGCGACCTGGTCGTTTCGACATGATGATCAATATGGACAATCGTGATGCAGAAGATACAAAATCTTACATTAAATATGTATTTGATGACTACAAGGGTCTCACTGATGAGGACATGTCTGAAGCTGCACAATATGTGACTACTCACAAGTTGTCGATGGCCATTCTTGAACAGGCATGTGTTGTGAAATTTTCGTCTCCAAATAAAACTTTGTCAGAGTGCTTGAAGAGTGTTCATGAATCATTCGAAGAAATTAAGCAAAGAGAATAATAAACAAACAACAAACAATAAAACAATAAACATACAATGACATTTCGATGTCTATGTCAATAATTTTGTTTAAAAAAGTTAAAAGACTTTAAAAAATAAGTTGTAAAAATAAAAATATGGATTCGGAGTCAGAGGAAGAAAAAAATGACGACGACAAAATCATCGACACAGGGACCGGGGATGTTCTTATTGCCATCGATTTGGGTGCAATTAATTCTTCGTGTACAATTGTCGATGTTAAAACCGAAAAAATACTTCGTTGGTTTTTGATTCCAGTTGTCGAATCTTCGAAAACTACTTATGAACTCATTTGCACGAATTTGCTCAAGTCGCTTAATGACCTGGATCCTCTTAAAAACACAAGCAGTGTACCAAGATCCGTTATTGTCGTAGTTGAACAACAGCCAAAAATTAATATTCGCACACTTGTCATGTCGGGTCAAGTGCAAATGTATTTTGTGATTAAAAAAGAAAATGCCCGCTTGAATCCCGAACTCTACAAGGGCCAATACAAAATCAAAAAGATCATTGGATATCACGCAGGTAACAAATTAAAGTATTATGAACCAATGCCGGGCGATCCTCCGATTATTACCAAGGCGAAAAATACACATCCCCGTAACAAAGCAATTGGAAAACAACAATGTGCGATTATTTTGAAGAATAAGGGCGAACACGAATTTCTGGAGTTTTATACAAAACAGAAAAAGAAGGACGATTTGGCAGATAGTTATCTAATGGCTCTTGCGTATATCAAATTTGAAATCAAAAAAGAATGTGCAGGTGTCAAACAAGTGCTTAATTACATCCAAAGTGTATCTGGACCTGGAATTACTGCGGTTTCAAACCCTTCGGTGTCCAAATCGAAAATCAAGGCCATCACTGCAGTATATCCAGTTCCACCAGGAGACTTGTTGAATACGAGCGGTACAAGTGATTTCTCCGGAGCTATCGCCCCAGTGCAAAAAAAGAACACTTATTATAATCGTTTGAAGAAGAGATATCACAAGAAGGTTAATGTAATTAATCCATTGAAACCTGGTGATGAAATTCCTGGAAAACCAGATTATATTATGGGTCAACATGGACGTCCGGTGAAGAAAGATGGAAAGGCAGCAAAAGAAATTTATCAGGGAATTATTCGAAAATAACAAATAATGTATTGATTCGAGGAGGACGAGTACGAGATTTGCCAGGAGAATTATAATTATATTTTGAATATATAAATGGAAAATATAGAAGAAACTTTCCTTGAAGCTTGTGACAGTGGTGATATAAATATTGTGAGACAATTGTTAGAAGAAGGTATTTCTCCAAATATTCAAGACAGTGATGAAATTACGCCACTTATACAATCGATGTATGGACATCATGAACATAGTGACGTAGTAAAATTATTATTAGAATATGGTGCAGATCCTAATTTAGCAGATTATCCCGAAAATACTCCATTAATGTATGCAATTCGTGCAAATTATTTAGATTCAGCAAGAATATTACTTGATTATGGTGCAAATCCAAATTTAAAAAATTTGGATGGCTCGACTGCGTTAATTTACGCATTACATAATGTAAATGTTGTTAAAGAACTCATTAAATATGGAGCCGATGTTAATATTCAAGACAAAAAAGGATATACTGCACTTATGTATGCTAGCAAAAGGGGATATTTGGAAATTATTCAAGAACTTTTAAAAGCTGGTGCTGATATGAATTTGAAAAATAATAAAGGACGCACTGCATACACACTGGCAACTCCTGAAGCCAAAACATATTTTGACAAAGTTTATAAAAATATATTATTACTTTCAGATAGTTATCAAAAATTTAAAGAAGGTTCTCTTAGGTTACCAGTTGAACTACTTCGAAAAGCATCAGAAACATATAACTATGGTATAAAATCAAGAAAATCAAGAAAATCAAGAAAATCAAGAAAATCAAGAAAATCAAGAAAATCAAGAAAATCAAGAAAATCAAAAAAATCAAAATCTCGCAAATAATTTCAAACACTAAGTATATAGAATGTCTTCTTATGAACATGTCAACAAGTATTTGTTTCGAATGCAAAAAGAAGGCCGTCATTATTAACAAATGTAAATGCGATAATTTCTTTTGTTTAAAACACATTCAAGCTGAAAAACATACTTGCACACATGATTACAAGAAAGATCGCATACAATTGGATGTGATCGCGCCACCAAAGATTGTAAAGATATGAGGCCATTGAGGCCTACAGGTCGTGAAAGCGAAACTTTTTCGAAACATTCGTTCGCGAAACTTCGTTTCTTAATTATCTATGTTCTAATTAAAGAAAGCAACGCGGCTTAAACAATGATTGAACCCTGTGTATTTGGAAATCTTTTTTGGACGTCATTGCATTTATTATCATTTGATTATGACCCAGTAGATAAAGATCGTATGAAGGCCTATATATTATCTCTCGGGGCAGTACTGCCATGTCCTTCATGCCGCGATCATTTTGCTGCGAATATTACGCAGAGATTACCAATTAATGATCCTTCGGCGATTTCGTTGGATCAGGCATTACAATCAAAGGATTTGTTAACAAAATGGCTATATGATTTTCATAATTTGGTTAACGAACAAACCGGGAAACCAGCAAATACGTGGCCAACATTTCAAGAAGTTCAAAATGTTTATGAGCCATTACTAAAGAAAACCGAATGTGCAATTAATACGTGCCACTCGGATTCAAATGATATCTATTGCAAGGTGTCCTTCGTTAAAACAAGCGAAGATCTTTTTGGTATCAAGGGTCTCATTATTCTAATTCTAATCTTTGTAATCGTATGCCTCGGTTATTATATTTTGAGGCGAAAGAAAACCGTGCGATAAAACACAAAAGAATTAAGAGCCGCAACTGGCAACGATTTACTTTAAAATCTCGCAGAGATGTCAGAAGAGTTTTATATAAAGAAACATGAATTGAAAACTGCAATTGATCAAATCGACATTCACATTAATTACACTAGAATGATGATGCAAGTATATAACGAACAAGCCATGTTCGGACGCAAATTACCTGCAAATGAAATGACTGATGGTTCTGAAAAATTGCTTACTAAATGTGCTTATTTAAAGGATCTTCTCATTGTTATTAAGAGTGCGTTCCGCAATCCTACTGAATTAAAATTACTTATGAACAAGAGTGTATTAGCTTCATGCGAACGTGAATTAATAGGTTCTTACATACTTATTTGCGATATTATTGAAATTATGACATCGCAATTAAGTTGGTTTCAATATCTGTTTCGTGAGCCAGAGTATATGTCCGTGTTGAAGTCCCACAGAGACTCTATCTACAATAATGTACTAATTGTTCAAAACATTAAAGTTTCTGAATAATGGATAA